AGAGGTCAGCGGTTCGATCCCGCTATTCTCCACCAATCAAGAGCAAAACGAACACAGAACCACCATTCAAATGGTCGGTAATGTGTTCGTTTTGTTTTGCGAGATTCCAAATGTCACCCTGACATGAAAAAAGCGCCCACGTTACCATCATCGGTAGTGTGGGCGCTTTTCTGTCTTAATTTACCGAAAATCGGAAAAAACTCCCGAAATATGAAGTTTTCTGCCAAAATGCAGACAAGCCGGGTACATATCGGCTAAAATTTCGGTAAAAGGAGACAAAAGGCTATGATTAGAATTTTGCTGTCTACCCGCCTCGGCGAAAGGCGGATGACACAGAGCGAACTTGCACGTGCAACAGGGATTCGCTCCCAGACCATCAATGAGCTGTACCACGATTTTGCAGAGCGAGTCAGCCTGGATGATCTCGACCTCATTTGCGAGGCCCTTGACTGCGAACTGGATGACCTCATCGTGAGAGAGCCCAACCCGGAGCGTAGGGTCAAAGAGGTGCGGCACATCCCTCAGACCGTGAACAAGTCTCGCAAGAAATAACCTCTCCTGCCCGGATGCGTCAAGCGTCCGGGCTTTTTTCGTTCTCATCCGGCACGAATTCCAGAAGATCTGCGGGCTGACAGTCCAGAACGGTGCACAGCTTGTCCAGAACGTCCAACGGAATATGCTTGACGGAGTTGTTGTTCATGCCCGACAGAGTGGGCTGGCGAATCCCGGTCATTGCGACCAAATCCTTTTGTTTGATGCCTTTTTCGGCAAGCACGGCTTTCAACTTGATGCGAATCATGTAAGCACCTCCCTTTTCTTCACTATATCACACTCACCTGAAAATTGCAACGCTTTTCGTAAAAATATTTACGAAAAATGTTGTTTTGCTATTGACATACAACGAAATTCGTTGTATAATATAGACATAGAGAGGAGGTTACGAGGTGCAAGGGAGCAACCCAAAGGGGGTGATGCTCCATGACAAGCAAGGAATTTGCAAAGCTCACCAGAGCCGAGCAGGTAGCCCGCTTTGAAGCATACAAAAAAGCGGCTCAGGATCGCACCCTGAACCGCTAACCGCTAAAAGCCCGTTATCCACAAGCCCCTTGCACCTCCATTTTATTTTTTTATTAACGATTTGTCAAGAGTAAATTATTGGAGGTTCTCAAAATGAAGTTCATCGACATCAACCGCAAATTTACCGCTGCCGTCAGCAGCTACATGGCGCAGGGCTACTACATCAACGCCGCTTCGATGTCCGGCAGTCAGGGCGAGATCGCTCACATCGACCTGACCGACGGTAAGCAGATTGTCCGCGTTCTGCTGGACAGCTTCACCGAATGGGAAGATTACAACCAGCTGGAAGGTCTGAAACTTGTGGTCGGCATCGCCGCTGACAACGTCAAGCCCAACGATAACCAGCGCTGCGATGTCATCTGGAACAACCGGTTGGATGTCATCTCCTGCGAGAAGTTCTACAAGCTGAGCAGCAACCGCGACGATTCCGTGTTCTACGGAACGCGAGAGGAGGCCACCGCAGCCGATGAAAAGCGCTTCGAGCGCTACTGCCGCCGTGACTGCCGCATCAAGAAGCACCTTCCCGAAAAGGCTTCTACGCTGGTCAAGGAATTCGTTCGCCGGAAGTTCGGTCTGAAGCGTGTCGTGGTGAGCAACATCCAGATCACCAAGCAGAGCGGCGTGTATACCGTCACCTACAACCAGCACAGCGCCCAGCTGCACTGAGGAGGGCAAAACAATGAAAAAGGTAATCTTTACTTACGATTCCAAGGACATGAAGCACGGTCAGAACGGCGAAATCGGCGAGGCCAGTGCCTCTATTCTGGTGGAAGACGAGCGGGCAAAAGAAATCCACGCCGCATTCAATGAGGATCATGCGGACCATACCGCCTACTTCATCCGTGAGCGAGCAATCGGTTTCTGCTGGAGCTGCGAACATCTGCGTGGCCGTGGCTACATCGAGGGCAGCCTCAAGACCGTGGAAGTCAAGGAGGTCTAAGACATGAAACTCTACAAATACACTGGCACCATTTCCGAGGTTTCCTTCCGCAACAGAACGGCTTGCGATATCAAGCTGTACGATATGAACGACCGCGACAAGGCTCCCACCCGGCTGGAGGTTTTCGGCGCCCTCGGAAAATACATCTTGGATATCGAGGGCACCGATGCAGAAGAGCGGTACATCCCGAACGTTTTCTACTTTGATGACAACCTGTACCTGTGGCGCATTGAGATTCCCGGCGGTGAGGTTGGCCGCCCGGCGAAAATCATCACCCAGAGCCCGGACAACATCGACCAGTTGGAAATCTTCGGCCAGCAGGACTATATCCAGACCAGCAAGCCGGAATCCATGTCCTGCAAGGAAATTTACCGCTGGGCCGATTGGGAACGCCAGAACATGAAGTAAGGAGGTTGTGACCATGTTCAGCATTACTGATAACGAGAGGCTGCGTGATGCGTATGCGCTCTTGATGTTCATGCAGCGCGACATTCCCGCCTCTGCCGAAAAGAGGGCTGCCGTGAAAAACTTGGCGGCAACCATTAAGAGGGAGATTCGGAATTACAACAACCGTCCCGCCCCTGATGTGCATATCATCTGTGCCGACTATGACGGCCGCCTGGAGCTTGTTCAGCTGCCTGATGAATTGGACAAGGCGCACAAGGCGGATGCCGCCGACTGGTTCCGCGGCAACTGCTATCTGGAAGCTTACAACAGCCCCTATGACTGCACAGGGCAGGAGTTCACGAATTGGTTCTATCTGTTCCGGCGGCGCGGTCACTGGTTTGCATATCACTCGGTTAGCCGAGATGTTTAAGGAGGAAGTAACAATGACGGACGAAAAAGCTATCGAAAAGATGCTCTATGACCAGCAGCAGGGCTGGCCGCTGTGCCCCCGCTGCGGCGAGAGGATGCCGGACAAACTGACCCACGGAGCACTGAGCCGCCACGCCAAGGGCGTGTACATCTGCGAGGCCTGCGGCACCGATGAAGCCCTCCGGGATTGGGTCGGGAACGTCAAACCGCTGTCCGACTGGGTGCTGGTTCGCGTATACAATGGAGATCTTCGGAGGTAATCGATATGGAAGAAATGCTCCTGTCACTGAATGGACCGTGGTCAAACGCAGCCTGCATCGGCTACTGTGTCATGGCGATGCGCAACGCCGGTTTGAGTGAGAAAACACAGCGCAAAGTCCTTGATGAACTGACCCAGTGTTTTGACGATGTGAGCGTTGAAGATGCTGCGCAGATGAAGTTCTAACAAACAAAAAATCCCCCTACACTGGCCAGAAGGTCAATGCAGGGGGATTTTTGCGCGCTACCGAGGCAGCCAAATATAAAATCAAGAGTGGACCATGCCGGGCCACTCTCTACAAAAGCCGAAGCTTTTCAAGTGCCTCTATTTTACACGGCACTCATGCAGCAGTCAAGACTTTTTGCCCAGTGCTGCGGTCATAACATCAAAGGCGTGTTCGATAACAGTGTCCAGCACCTCGTCGGTGATAGCCCAGCGGATAGCCGCCGGGCACTTGGCGCGGAGAGCCGCGAACACCTGCTTCTTCTTTTTGGCGCCCTGCCCGCTGCCCATGATGGACAGTTCAGCTTTTTCGACCAGCTCCAGCGCCAGATCCTTGACGGTGGCCTTGTAGCCCAGCCGGATGCCACCGACTGCCAGAGCAACGAAGCCCAGCAGCATCAGTGCGATGGCGATGGGCGCAGGGATGAAGTTCAGCATAGCTTCCATGATATTGCCTCCTATAAGTATCAGCGGCGCGGGGAGCCACCCCTGCGCCGTTTTGTCGTGTTGGTTATATCGGATGTTTCACAGGTACTTGGAAGCCCCGGAGATGGTCTTCCAGCTGGCAGGACCGCAGATGCCGTCCACAGTCAGTCCGTTCGCCTCCTGTGCTTTCAGCAGGGCGTTCTCTGTGCCCTCTCCGAAAATGCCGTCCGGGGTCAGCCCCAGCAGCCGCTGGAGCATCTTCGTGGCTGCCCGGTTTGCGTCCCCGGTGCATCCCCGGCGGATGGTGGGCAGCACAAACTTATTGTAGGTCGTGCTGGGGTACTGACCCGGCGTGGTGCAGAGCCACGTTGCTTTCGTGCCACGGGTGTCGGCGTGGACAAAGGCTCCACGGCTGTGCCAGTAGATGCCGATGCCGCCAAACCCCACTGCCTGTGCAAGGATGCCCAAAGCCACCGGGTTGATGCTACGGTTTGCCGTTCGCCAGTCCGCCGCCATACCGTAGCGGTGCTTACTGCCGGAACTGCCGCCGACTGCTGCATTATGCAGGATGCAGCGGTAGCCGGACGTGATCTTCAGCGGGCGGTCTACCTTGTCCCGAATGAGCTGGAGCTTTTCGGCCAGCTCCGTGTCTGCCGACTGCTGCCCACAGCCACAGGGACACTGGAACTCCAGTCTGGTGAAATTCTTGGTGAGCGCGGTGCTGTCGCCTCGCTGGAACGTGATTATGCTCAACTTGCACACCTCCTAAAAACCGATCAGGGTGAACACATAGCCGAGGAAAGCACCGATGATGGCCGTTACTACATAGCCGACAGCCTTACGCCACAGCTCGCCATCGCGACTTTCAAGAGTTTCCAGCCGCTTTCCCTGCTTTTCCTGCTCCTTGACCATGCTTTCCATGCTCAAGGCCAGCTTTTCAACAGAGGTAGACAGTGCGCCCATTTTGCTCACGCTTTCCTCCAGCAGTGCAATCCGCCTGTCCTGACGGGAGTTTTCTTCTTCGAGCCGCCGCCTGAATTCTTCATGCTCGGCCCTTGTGATAGGCTGGTCCATCCGAACCTCCTTTTGATTTTTTACAAAAAAACAGGGGGCAAAGCCCCCTGTTCGGTCTCACAAGCTGGTTACTGAACCAGCGCGGCGATTGCCTGCAAATCAAAAATCGGAGCATCAAAAAACGCTCTCGCCCACAGCCAGTAGTCTTCGGACTCCGGGCGGCGGTACTTTTGGCAGAGTGCCGATGCCCAAACCCGGTTCCAGCGGATCTGATAGTCCGCATCCCGGCGCTCAAGGCTCCGCTGGATGTTCCCTACCAGTTCCCCGCGCAGGGTGCCGTTACCGTCATCATCCTGCACAAAGCAGTCCATGCCGTTCTGGCTCCCCACAGCACACACACGCTGGTTTTTGTGCATAAGAAAACCGTCCTGACAGGTCAGGGCGGTTCCATAAGGAATATTCACTTTTCCATCTATGCCGTCGAAGCGCGCCCGGCGGCGGGCGATAAAGCGTTCATGCTCCATAGGTCAGACCTGCTCTTTCTTCTCGGTCTTCTCGGCGAGCAGAGCGGTCAGCTCGTTATACTCGTCCTCGGTCAGCTTGTTGGCAGCGTAAAAGACATCCAGCTTGGTTGCCATGCCAGCGGTGTTGCCCTTTTCGATCATGCGCTTGCAAGTACGATACAGCATTCAGTTCACCCCCTTTCTCAAGAAGCATCGGTATCATCAGTGATGCCCAGCTCCAACAGGGTCAGGCGGTACGCCTGATCCACATTGAGAGCATCAGCATCCTCGATGGCGGTTTGGGTTTCCGTGACCCAGCTTCCAATATCGGTCTGCTCCAGCATAACGCTTTCCAAATCGTCCCCCATAGGGTCACGATCGAGCAGATGATACGGTGTGCCGGCATAAGAAATGCCCGAAGCATCAGGCTCCGGGCAGAGGATATAACAGCCGTTGTCGGCTTTTTTGATGTAGGTCACGTCCTCGGTCAAGGCAAGGACGGTGCCATCACTGGCTTTGATGATTTTGAACAAGGCACTCTACCTCCAAAAATTGCATAGCAAAGCCGCCGCAGACGCAGCAGCCGCCCATGGTCATCAAAATTTTTATAGTAGGCTTCTTGGCAGTTCATATACTGCGCTACCTCCTGCAGGGTACGTTTCCCGGCCAGCCATTCACGGTGGAACAGCTTCAGTTTCCTCCGTGCGCGTATCACGCCGTCACGGCTACCATTGACTTTGATTTTCCCGGTCTCGGTCAAGGTAAAACGAGCCTTGCACCAGCGGAAAGGCTTTGTCAGAGGGATGATCTTGCATTTCTTCTTGTTGACCGGGATGCCGCGGATTTCAAACTGGCGCACGATAGCGCGGCCCAGCTTTTTCAGATCTTCGATATCCGGGAGAATGATGCAGTAATCATCCATGTAGTGTCCGGCGCTATGCGTGGACATCTGGCATTTGATCCAGTTGTCCACAGCACTGGGCATTGCCGCCATTTCCTGCTGGCTCGGCTCAACGCCCAGCGGCATCCCACGGCCCGGAAATTCGCCGGGAGCAGTATCAATAATGGTATCTGCTATCCGCCGAAAATCAGGGTTCAGGATATACCGCTGGTGCCGCTGATAGATGATGGAATGGGGTGCATAAGGAAAGAACTTCTTCAGGTCGAGCAGTAGCACCCCGCCCGCACGGCCATACTTGCGGTAATGCCGTGCCAGCTGCTGTTTGATGCGCTTGATCTGCCAGTGCAGTCCCTTACCAATCCGGCTTGCACCGTTGTCATAGATCATGCTGGGGTCGTAAAGCGGCTCCAACACTTCCTTGCTGATGACCTTGTGGATTTGTCGGTCTGTAATATGAGGAGCGTCAATCCCACGAATCTTGCCGCGTTCGCAGACCGTGAAATGAACGTATTTCTTAGGCCGCCACCTTTTTGCCAAAATAAGCCGCCGCTGCTTCGCTGTGTGGGAAAACAGATGCCGCTCAAAGTTCTGCGTGCTCTGCTTCCAGCGTACACCGTTGCAGCATTTCCGGCCATATTTGAACATCGTGTGGTAACTGAATACTTCTTCCAACGAACCGAGGGCGGCACAACGGGCTTCCTGTCTGGCTCGGCGTGCTGCCCGGCGGCGCTGGTATCGTTCTTCATGGCGCTCCTGACTTGTCATAAAAGTATTCGCTCCTCGTACAGATGAATTGTAGGGCATCGTCTAATCTGCTTTATGCCGGCACATGAAACGCGGTAAGATGCATCCCGCGCCATGCAAGAAGCGTCCGTGTCAGCATATCGAAAAGCAGTTTTAGAGGTTTGACCCTCAGGGAAGTACCTCTCCTTTTGCTATGGTCGTCTTTCACCTATGGCTACTCCATGTGACCAAGCATTGCAAAATCCGGGCACAACACCATACGCATTGTTAGCGTTGTTATAGTCCAACGACCCCGACGACGAAACCGCGCAGAAGTAGTTGTTGTTGTTGATGTTGTTGTAGTTCGGCGACCGCAGCCACCAGACCGCCGCCGCAGGAATTGACAGAGATACACCCACTTAAAAATCAGGCTTTCCGATTGACCGTTCCGATCATGCCTTGCAGCAGGTCGTTTTCCTTGTCAATCAGCTCACCCAACTTTTGAGCCATTTTGTCCAGTCTTTCAGTTGCTTTCTTCGCATCGACACTTTTCCCTGAGGGAGTTGTGAAACATCCCTGCGGGTTCTGGGTCATGATGAGATAGCAGTGAGTCAACCGAACATCCAGCGCCATCAGGGATGCCCGCGCTTCCAGAAGATGTGCTTTGCGAAGCTGGCGCCGCTGATCGTCTGAGGGATAGATGCTGTTCGCCTTTTCAGCGTGGTCTATCACCTCACCCGCCAGCTTTGCGACCGGCTCTGCAATTAATCTGGAATACCTTGCGGAAATGCGGGTCAGGAAGTTTATCGTTTCAATGTAAATCGCGTTGGCGACATTCACATACTCCGCCTTGCTTTCTGTGCGCTTGGATTTCAAAACTGACATGATGCTTTAGTCTCCTTTGGGGTCATCAAGATTGATTTCCCCTTGCTCTCGCTCAACTTCTTCCAGATGCTTGAGCAGCACATACTCTATGTAGTTCGTGATGGACCGATGCTCTTTTGTCGCAAGAACACCGATTTTGTCAAAAACCTCATCGGACAGGCGCAACGTAAAGACGCGCTTGTTAGTTGCCATACAATACCTCCTAACGAACAGGTTTTGAAAGTATTGTATAGCGTTTTTTATGGCGTGTATGCACTCAAAAGACAGCTGAGTGATAGCACTTTCAGCATCTTTTTTCAAAAATTCTCGCGGGGCGCTGACGCGCCCTTTGGATTTTTTGAGGGAAATTTGCTGGTTTCCGCCCACTTCCGTGGGCTTGAGTAGGTCGAGAACCCCTGCGGGGGGATTAGACTACAAAGCCGGGCACAACACCATACGCATTGCTAGCGTAGTGCCAGTCCAACGACCCCGACGACGAAACCGCGCAGAAGTAGGTGTAGTAGCCGCAGTACGGCGACCGCAGCCACCAGACCGCCGCCGTTCCGGTGGCGGAATGTTTATTGGCAACTTTGCTGTTACCCGCTTTGAAGTAATCGTACTGTGCCTGATAGTTCGGCTCCGCATCATTGCAATACTGGTGCGTTGCAAAAACCTCATACTCGGACAGCAGGAACAGATAATCCGTGGTAGAGGACACGTTGCTGGCGGTATTGCCGCCGCCCTTATTATCCGTATACTTCGTGCAGGACTTCATCACTGCCCGCAGATCAGAGGGAAGTGCGGCCATCAGCGTGTTCGCGGTCGGGCTGGTGGGAGAGCTTGCGCTCCCCAGTACCTTGCTTCGCATCTGACTGCTTCCCCAGCCGCCAGAGTTCGTGTTGCTGGTGTTCATCGTGAATGCGCCAGACGTGGAAGTCGTGCTGCCGTAGCTGCTATCCACCAGACCAACAAACTTGCCGCTGATCTTACCCAACAGGAAGTGGATGCGGTTGCTGCCCTCCTTGCCGGAATTGTGGTTGAAACCGATGATAAAGGCATCAACTTTCAAGCTGGAGATCGTAGTCGCACCCACCTTGCCATTGATGGTCACGGACTTCGTGGCACCAACAGACCAGTAGTTTGCACCCTGCCCAGCATCGCTGACGGCCTTGATGACTGCCCAACTGTTGCTGCTGAGCGTTTTGGACACCAGCGTAACGGCCACCGTGAACGTCTTGCTGGACGGTGCAGTATAGTTGGTATCTGCACCCACATTGACCGTAATAGTGGCACTGCCGGTCGCCTTTGCGGTCACCGTGATGGTGGTGCCGGAAACACTTACCGTTGCAATGTTAGTACTGCCAGAGGATGCGGTCACCGTACCGCTGCCAGGCCGCGTAACAGTGATGGTGCCAGAGGTTTTCGGGTAGGTCAGGCTCAGACTGCTTGCGGACAGCGTAATACTGCCGGTCGCCTTGCCGATCGTCCACGAAGCGCTCTTGGCCGTAGTCGTCCCATCCGACCACTTATAATTGGAAGTCGGGGTAAAGGTGGCGCTGTAGCTGCCAGCGTTGGTTGCGCTGCTCGTGCCGCCGATCATCAGCTGAGAACTGTTATAGTTGCTCCACGACGGGGACTGCGCCGAGCCATTATAGGTCACGCTGCCGGTCTGTGCCGGCACATTCTTGACCTCGGCTCGGCCGATCGTCCACGACACACTCTTGGCTTCCTGCGTGCCGTCCGTCCAGACATACTTGCCGATGGGCGTAAACGTGGCCGTATAGGTGCCAGCATTGATGCCGGAGGTCACGCCCCCGATCGTCATCATGCTGCTGTCATAGCCTTTCCATGTGGGACTCTGGGTGGAGCCGGTATAGGTCAGGCTCCCGCTCTGGGCGGGCACGGCCTGAATCGTCAGGGTCAGCACAGAAAGCGCATCAATGGCTTCCTGCACATTCGCCGCCGAAATGCCGGACTTGCTGTTGTCGTAGGAAATATCTGCCGCAGTGCCGCCGGACGAACCGCCGCCACCGCCAGCATTAAAAGGCCCCCATGCCATAAGATTAACCCTCCTTTGCCGCTGTTGCGGCCGTGATGATGTGGTACTGCGCCGAAATCGTAGCTGTTGGCACCGATGCCGCACGAAGCCGGAGGATGCCGGCACGGCTTTCGGTCGCAACAAAATTTGCCGCTCGTGCCACTGCGCTGCTCGCCGGGGCAACATCCACCGCCACATAGTCAGCCGCCGTTAAGCCGCTGATTGCAATGTCGATGTAGTTCGTATAGCCGGGAACACTGCTGTCAGTTTTCCAGCCAGTTGCAGGGATAGAAAAAGAAACGAACTCCGTTTTATCCGCTTTTACTCCATCCATTTCATCCAAAGCAGCGGCCGCGGCATCAGCCACCTGTGCCGCCCGATCTTTTGACTTCTGGGACACAGCCCGAAGCTGGGAAAGGGTCGTGAGCTTTTCGCTCAATAGGATCACCTCCCGAAAAAAGGAAGCGGCGGGACATCCCCGCCGCTATCCATGCTTATGAACTTACTCGCCGTATACCTCGGCCAGCATCTCGGACACCTCGGCATCGGTAGCCGTGTGGTCCGCAATGGCCTTATTGATGGTGGCGCCCATGCCATCCAGCTTGGTCTTATCCGCAGCGGACATCAGGCCAGCCTTGGCAGTGGTAGCCTCGTCATAGGTGGTATCCTGCGCAGGGATGCCCAGCTTGGTGATGTCATCCTTGGTCACAGGAGTGGTGGCGGTCACATGGCCCTCTTCATCCACGGTGGTCTTATACAAGCCGCTCGCAGCAGCGGTGTGGGTGGGATGGACATACTTGTTTGCGCCAGCCGCAATGCCGTCCAGCTTATCCTTGAGGGCCGCAGTGAAGTTCTCGTCAGACAGGCCCTTGCCTGCTTCCTTTTCAACATAACCGGACAGATCAACGAAACCGGCCAGCACATCGTACTTATAGGCATCGCCGACCTTGACCACCACGACATTGGTGCCCTTGGGATGTTTGTTGCCCGCGTCCTCAACAAAGTTGGCGGTAGTAGTGAAAGCATCGGTGACATTGTACACATTGCCCAGAATGCTCTCAGACAGAGAGGGCAGTTCAGCAAAGGCCACAGAGCCAGCAGGCTTATAGACAGCGCTGATCTTGGCGTTGATCTCATCCTTGGTGTAGGCATTAGTAATGCCGTAACCGTCCAGAGTAGTTGCCTTGTCAGCCTTGCCCTCCAGAACAGCAGCCAGCGCGTCATCGAGATCCGACTGAGAAACCTTTGCCTTGAAAGCCAGAGCGGCCAGCCCCTTGATGGCAACATCAGCACCGTTCACGGAAATGCTGCCGTTCTTGGAGCCAGTGGCGATCAGGATGTCAACCATCTTATTGGCGATGGCCAGGGCAACGCCGTTCACCTTAACGCCCTCCAAGACGTTGGCCTGTGCGCCGACATCCTCCAGAGCCTTGATGCGCTTGTTCTGGGCCTCGTCAACGGCCTTCTGCTTCAGACCCAGCTCCTTCAGTGCGCCCAGCTTTGCGAGCTTCTCAACATTGTAAGCCATAATAAGTATCCTCCGTAAATTGTTGTTTGGTGTTTATTTGTCGTAGATTTCGGCCAGCATTTCGGATACATCATCCGTAGCTGCCATCTGGTCTTCGGAAACTGTGGCGTGGACAGAAATAACACCGTCTTCGGTCACTTCCACGCCGTCGCCAATTTTCACGCAGCCCAGCCGGTCACGGGTCGCAATTACCAGTTCACCGGTGCCACCTCCTTTCCCGAACAGAGTGACGACTGCCTGAATATCAGCTTCCGGGATGCGCTGAGAGAAAAAGCGAACAATACCGTTCAAAGTCTCGCACCCGTTCAGGACACCCGCCTTGTTCGAAATAGAAAAGCAGCTGGCAGTTGCGGAACCGCTGGGCCAAAGCTCAGGGGTGCAGTCTGCCAACTCTGCATCGTAGGTATACGCATACGGCATTTCACCCTCGCTGTCCGATACGGCTTTCCAGCCGTCCACAGAAAGGGTCAGGTCGTATTTGCCATAGTAGCCGCCGGAGCTGCCGCCACCACCGCCGCCGCTTTCCTTGATAAGCTCTTTGACCCTGTCTTCCGACATGATCTGGCCGGATTCCTCCAGCTCTTTCAGAGCCTTACTGGTGGCTTCGGTGATGATTTTGGCATGGGCATCCGGGGCATCGTTGTGCTGTGAGATCTCCTTCAGCACCATTTCCCGCACCATCCGCATAATTGCTTCAACCTGCGGGTCAACGGTGAGTGAGATATTGGCTTTGGTCGAAACGGCCAGCAACACAGCAATTTGGAATTCATGGTCAGCAGTACCGATGGCCGGGATCTCGATGCCCCGATCGTCCTGCATCAAAAAGAGCAGCGTGTCCTCCGGGTCGTCATTGAGGCGGCCAAACACACCGATCTGGTGCATGAAGTACGGCTTATCTGCACCGCCCGTCCAAATGCTAACTTTGCGGGCTTTTTCACCCTCATATTCCACGGTGTCGATGCCCAGCAGTTTAAGCTCATAGGTATCACCGCTGACTGCCGTTTCCTCGGACAAGTCGGTGTCAACGGTGCCCGTGCCGCTTACAGCACGGGTGATGGTGAGCGCACCGCCCGAAATGGACTCGGACAACATCGCAGCACCGGCGCTGGTATATGCATATTTTTCCCAGCTCATAACGATTTCCCTCCTAACTTGATGGTGACGGTTTCATAGGTCTGCGCAGGTCTGCCAGATGCAAGCGCCTGTGCAGACACAGCCTTGGCGTGGATAGTTCCGGGCAGCGCAATGGTCGTTTTCATCCGAGTTGTGCTGACCGCACCAGCGGCGCAGGCGTGTGCGCTGACTGCCCGCGGCTCGATAACACCCGGCATAAGAACCGTGTAGGACATCGTTGTGGCGCAGGGAATCGCTGCAACATAGCACGCTTTCGGCTCCGTTTCCGTGTAGTAAATGACGCTGTCCAAATGCGACCGAAGATTTTTGTAGCAGATGATTTTTTGCAAAACCTGCTGATGTTTTGCCTCATTGATTGCAGCGAAATCAACCGTGATACGGAGTTTGAAGTGGTACGGATCGCCGCCGTACTCAAACCACTCCAAAACTTTGGGATTGGGATAAATCGCAGAAATGGCTCTTTCAACAGCCGCTTTTGTGCCACGGTGCCGGTGAACATAGAAGCTGTCCTTGATGGTTTTTCTTTTTTCCTCAAGGGTGTAGGATCTATCGTACCAGTCCACGGCGAAGTCACGAGCCAGAATGTCAAGCAGCCATTCGGGCAGTTCGTCGATGCGGGTATAAATCCGCAGGGAGTCGATTTCATCCTGCCGGGATTCCATCACCTTGGCTATGGCCTGTCCCAGAGCCACCGTCTTAGGGTCTTTTTGGAGCGCAATCGGAAACTGCTGCATCATGTTGTCAGCAGTCAGGCCGTGGTTACTCATCCTCATACCCTCCGCTCTTTATCGTCACCGTGCCCAACTTTGCCACTTGCGGAACCTTGTCGTTGCGGTCAAGGGATGGCGCACCGTCTTCCAGCGGAGTAAAGGCGGGCTGTTTGAGGTCTACACGTTTGATGCCGGCCGAAAGAAGCAGATACCGCAGCCTGTCAGGGTTGATGTCCCTGCCCATCTTGCCGGACTGCCAGCGGATGTACCGCTGCACAGCCTCATTCACGCCGGACTGAGCTTCACTTGCGGAAATGCTTCCGTCACGGGTCAGGTAATAGGTCAGGTCGATATCATAGGGCACTTCTTCCGGGTCGCCGGAGATCACATAGTCCGTCAGCGGCCGGATTTCATCCGGTGAGCAGGCCGCAACCATGGCACGCTTGGTTTCTTCGCCAGCCACGCTGCCATCGTTCATGACAGCATACAGGCAAACCGTGCCAGGGCTGGGCGAATTTGCAACGACATCTGCGATCTCCGTGGAAACCCTCTTTGCAAAGTATTTGTAGGCACCGATTGGGCCAGCATCAGACCATGCACTCTGACTGTCACGCATCAGCTCATAAAATTCCTCGTCGTCCGGGGCATCAGAACCGTTTGCGCTGACCGTGATATTGGAGCAGCCGGAGTAGTAGTCGTAGATGTCAACAGCGGTGTGGATGTCCCCCACAGCATAATCATTGCCAGCCGTGCCCACGGTCTGGCAGGTCACCTGAACATCCGTGTATGTTGCGCCGATGGGAACGTACTCGTCTGCGGAGGTTTCCCAGTACAGGGCTGCATTGTCGTCTGTGACACGGGTGCCGGCCGGAATCAGCACCGCCGTCTGGCGGGGCTCGCTGATGTAAAAGCGCATGGTGCAGGTCGCCGCCGTAGGCTTGGGGCGCTCCTGCAAATAGAACAGCTCGGCCAGGCCATCCAGATACTCGCCCTCTGCGCTGCTGGGCAAGTTTTGGCAGCCTGTCCAGTTATTCTGGGCACGCTCGTACATGATGGCATCTTCGACCCACGAAATGAAAAGCCGTTCCGGGCTACCGGGCATCACAGTTTTGCCAAAGAACTGCTCATATCCTGCGACAAGCAGCCTGTCCAGCTCATCCATGTCCGTAGACACGAACTCGTAGGTTTTACGCACTGATGCTCACCTCCACGACGGGCAGCATCCGCCCGGGAGTGTCCGGGGCTTCCTTGAAAGTAGTCCCCATGTAGGTGGCACGAGGTTCAAACCGCTCGATGGCCTCCTTGATGGCAGCGCAGAGCATAGGCTGCGCCACATTTTCCGGCCGGTCGAGAATGTTCGCAATATCAATGCCAAATTCCCGGTAGCAAGGCACTGTGCCTTTCGGTGTAGACAGGATGACGGCGATGTTCTGCAGAACGCTGGTCACGGTATCCTGCTCCCCAAGGGAAATGGTGGTCAGGTCGTTTGCCGATACCAAGTAGTTGCTCACAAAAATCACCTCATTCTCTCTGATATTCCAACAAAGAAACGCTTGCGGTAATCCATGTCGGTGTACCGAAAGCGTCTGTGTGCAGGGTCTTGAATTTTACAGATTTGATAACCCACCGATAGCTGCCATAGACCACATTGCCGAGAACGAACGGCAGCGTTGTCCCATTGAGGACGCATTCTTGCAGTCGTTCCCGCTCTTTGGTTGGATTCACGCCGAGGTATGCGGCAAGTTCAATGTCAAACGTAATTGTTTGAGCATCGGTGCCTGTAAACTCGGTCAGGGCCGGGCCTCCGGCGCGCTGGTGGGTAGTATATCTGGCAGATACATTTTGCACCATGTTCTTGATGGTCTCGACATGGCTATCGAACACGGCAAAACTGATGTCTCCGAGGCAACCGACAATCACGGATAAATCCCTCCCAGCACGAAGCCATCAGCATTGAAGCACGGGAGGTACAAGCAGACCACCGTATCATCAATGGCCGGCAGCCACCACACCACATGGGACTTGTGCTGATGGTTTGTGGAGTTGTCCGCCCCGATGACCTTTTCTTCCTCATCCCAAATCTGGCGTGAGCCATCCATGGTCGTTTTGATCTCAAGGTTGTAGGGGCTGGGGTGGATATACTGGTGATTGTGTTCGCCGGCTGACTCCGTATAGACAATGGCTTTGTAGTGCTGCATCACCGGGAGCCAGCCGGACGTGATGCCGGTGTCCTCAAATTTGCAGCGGACAAGGCGCTTTTCTTTGTTCACATCGGTGACTTTACCGAGGCGAACGTCAACAGCGGTGTTCATCAGTACCCTCCTAAAACACGACGACCGGAAACCTGCGTGGTGTACCCGCCAGAGCCGGTCACGGTATGCTTGGCCTGCTTCACGATGTACTTTCCATCCCACGGCCCGAAGCTCTTGGTTTCAAACGTCAGGCCTGCAACCTTGCCCGGGTCGCCGTGGTAGGTAAAGCCAACCTGACGCTCAAACTTGTTGTGCAACCGGAGCTTTTTGGCAGCCAGTTCTTTGGCCTCGGTCTTGCTCGTGACCGGGGCATAAACTTCCAGCTGCTGGTTGGTTTTGCTCTTGGCATCGTAGTCCTTGACGTAGGCGATACCCTCAATGGGCTTGCCGTTCGGCCCAACATAGGACACCCGGCAGGACGCATACTGCGTTCCGGCCTGGCCGAGCGTGTGGCTCCACTTGATATAGCTTTTGTCGTCTTTGGTGACAGTCCATGCAGAATCTTTTCCCTCGTATTCTTTCTGGTCGAAGATAACGAGTTTGCCGTCTGTGCATTTCAGCGACAAGCCGGCATCATGGCACAACTGCGACAGGAAGTCGATGTCAGAGCAGCGGTACTGCTCCACACGCTTATACTCAGGATCCTTTTTCGCAAGGAACTGGGACTTCATACCGTTCTTCTTCGCCATTTCATTGGCGATGCCGGATAACTTGTACTTTTCCCAGCCCTTGCTCTGCTTGGTCTGCCGGATCTGGCTGGTATAGGGCAGCCCCGTGGCCTTTATGGTGATAATGTCGGGCGGGCCGGATGCGTTTATGCTATCCAGCTCAAACTCCCCGCAGTCCAGCGCCTCATCCTTTCCGTCAGAGTGCCAGTTACAGGCCGTGATGGTAGCCCGGATTTTCAGGCCACCTTCACTGCTGCCGGAAAAACTGCCGCCAGATTTACCGGAGATCTCGCTGGCATCGACCCAGCCATAGACCCGGGACGTTCCGTCCGTGTGAATAACATGGTACGGGTGCAGCGCACCCTGTTTGATGATGGTGATTTTGGCTGGGCCAGCCTTTGGTGTTCCGTTTGCCTTTTTGTCGGTAGATGCCTTGTAGTGCGGACCACCGAGAAACTGCACCACGTCACCAACCTTGTAGCCATCAGAAGATGCGGCCGACACATCGCCGTCCAGCATCTTCTGGAGCCAGTCGGTCATCCAAACGCCCTCCCGGTCTTGGAGTTTGATCTGCAGGTCGTCACTGGCATCTTCCTCATTATCGGTAAATGTCAGCGACAGCAAGTAGGGCTTGATGCTGCTGGTGATGTCCACACCGTCAAACTCCACCGTACACTCGGCATGGCGGGCGGTATTTTCGTCGCTCATGTGACCACCTTCTTCCACGGGGGCAAGGTGGAGCTGGTTTGTGTCTCGGTATCCGGGAGCGTCAGAACGATTCCGGCCGGGAACACAAAATAGCCCAAGTGCTGCGGATTAGCAGCCATCAGGTTGGGAGCATAGGCGCAACTGCCGAGCTGCTTATAGGCCACACTGTCCCAGCGGTCGCCTTGCACAGTCGTATAGGTTTTACTCATGCATACCTCCCTCTGAAATCATCGTCCTCTGCATCTTTCACGATTTCGAGGACAAGTTCTCTCAGGCTGTCATTCTGGGCATTCAGGACGTTTTGCAGCTCGGCAGTATCAGATATACCTGAGATATGGTAAACCGGCGAGAGCGATATAGGAACCGTGCTGCGTGCTGAGGAGGAGCCGCTGCTCTCTGGCAGCTCAGCGCTCATGGGGGTAACGCTTGCGCTCTCCATCTCCCGTCTGGTTTCCGAGGCCGTCAGAACAGATTCCCCGCCGTTGAAGTAGACCAGCTCCGGGCCATGCTCACCAACGAGGGCAAAGCCGGGGGCCGCATCTTCCGTACCAACAGCATATCCGGGGATTCCGTGGTTGACATTGTATCGCTCGTTGGAGCCTGCCAGCGCAGTAGAGGCCGCCGAGGCGATTTTGGCATAGGCTTCCTGCACACGGGGCATCATGCTGGATGCGCCATCGATGAAGCCCTGAATCGTCTCCTTGGCGCTTTTCGTGGCCTCGTCGCTCATGTCCATTTCCGATACGGTATCGGCTACGGTCTTGGCGATTTCGTCCATAGAATTGCTCATGCCGGTCTTGAGGTCGGCGATAGATTCGCTGGTGGTATCCTGCGCTTCTTTCAGCGCAGCATAGTTCTCAACCATTTTGGCGAGATCAGCATCCGAGGCCGAGGCCATGCCGGCAATCGCATTGACGGATTCCTTGCTTCCATCCGCAAAACTGGCGATAACGTCACTCAGACCGTCGATGTCGGCTGCCCGTTCATTCAGCTTTTCGAGGTTTTGATTGTAGTTATCCCAGTAGGTGATCTGGCTTTGCAGTGCATTGTTGATGGATGCAGCGGAGGTCGAAACGACCTTTTCCGCAGAATCCCACAACGCATACTGGCCGCTGATGCTGCCGTAGGCTTCATCATAGGCATCCTTGTAGGCTGCAATGATGTCCTGAATCTTCAGCTCTGCATCGGAAATGGCGTTGGCCACATTCTGCTGCTGCGCTGCAACATCGTCTGCGCTGTCGGCGGCGGACTGCTGCGAAGCGTTCAGGGCATCGACTGCGGCGCTGGCCTCCTGATACTCGGACTCGGAGGCATTGATAGCCTCCTGATCCTGTTCTACGGCGGCGGTGTAGTTCTCGACCTCCCGCCGGGCAGTGACAAGGTCATCCGAGTACCCCATATACTCAGTGCGCAGTTGCTGCACATCCTCGCTCATGGTGCGCCACGGCAGATCTTCCACCGTGCCGTAGGTGAGCTTGAACTGCTCATCCGTCAGGTCGAGGGTGGTCAGCAGCTTATCGTAGGCAGCAGACATGCCGGCATTGGATTTTTCCACCTTTGCCTGCGCGGTCGCCAGCTTGGTTTCGTTCTCAGCACTCTCAACCAGCACATTGTTGTACTGGTCATAAAGGGTGTTCAGGTATTCCTGCCGGGCCTGTGCCTTGGCATCCGCCACATAGGCATCCGTGTGCTGGCGCAGCGCTGCGGTGCCGCCCTTGATGGAATTGGTCTCAAGGTCAATATCATCTGCAAGACTGGGCACCAGAACAGACAGCCGGGCCAGCGTGTCGTGGTATTCGGCATTTCCGTCCGTGTTCCCATTTGTGGCGGCCTCGATGGCCTCCAACTTGCTGATGTACTGGTCCGCAACGCTGGCGGTCGCTGCCATGTTGGACAGGGTAGAATCGTAGCTTGCGCTCGCTTCTTCCATGCTGTCGCCCATGTCACGAGCGGCGCTGGTCAGCTCCTTTACAGGAGGAACGGAATCATCGGAGGATGTTGCTAGAGCAGTTACCACCGTCACCACGCCGGCCGTTGCGACGGCTGCAATGGCGAGAGGTCCAGCCAAGCCGGCAAGGGTGCCCGTGAAAAGCGTTGCGGCCATTTGCGCAGCCTTGATGCCTGCTGCAACTGCGGTCAGGACACCGAGCAGGCCACCCAACGTTACCGTTCCGGCGGCGATGCCACGGACAAGGCCGGGGTTCTCCTCTACAACGCCCTGCATCCAGCCAAGAACTTCAGCTCCGACATCGTACAGGTCGGACATTGCCGGGGTCAGGTCTTCACCGATTGCGATTTTCAGGCCATCCGCTGCGGACTGCATCAGAGTCAGGCGGCCGTTCATGTTGTCCAGCATAGTGCCGGCCATCTTGTCGGCAGACCCGGCGCAGTTGTTCAGAGCCGCAGTATAGTCTGAGAAAGACTGCCCACCCTCGGCCGCTGCTTCGCTGCACCCAGCCATGATGGTTTGCAGTTTGGAATACTGGTTCGTGCCAGCTACCGTCTTCGCAAGGTTGGCCTGTTCTTGGTCAGTCAAGTCACCCCAGATGCCAGCCATGCCGGTGAGGATGCTGGACAAGCTCTGCATATTGCCCTGTGCATCGTAGATGTTTACGCCATATGCAGCCAGCTTGTCGCCGCACTCCTTCGTGTTGGTAGCAAGTCGGGTGAAGATTGCGTTCAGGGCCGTACCAGCTTCGCCACCCTTGACACCAGCATTGGCCATGGTAGCCAGAACTGCTGTAGTTTCCTCGACAGAGTAGCCGAGGGAGGTGGCGGTGGATGCGCATGCCTTGTATGCCTCGCCCAGCTGGATCACGTTCGTGTTGGAGTGAGCCATGGCGTAGGCCATCACATCGACAAAGTGCGTGGTGTCAGAGGCTTTCAGACCAAAGGCAGTCAGATAGTCGGTAACAATATCGGATGCCTGCGCCAGATCCATGTTGGCGGCAGCAGCCAGATTCAGCACCGGGCTGATGCCCTCCAGCATAGACTGGGTGTCCCAGCCTGCCAAAGCCATGTAGGACAGAGCATCAGCCGATTCACCAGCGGTGAATTTCGTGGTTGCGCCCATTTCCTTGGCCTTGTCGGACAGGGTCGTCAATTCCTCGCCGGTAGCACCGGAGAGAGCCTCGACATTGCTCATGGATGCTTCAAAATCACCTGCGGTGTTGATGCAGTCCATGTAGGCATCCCGGATTTCTCCGAGGGCCTTTGAAATGCCGACCGTGGCCAGCGTGGCCTCGACCGTCTCAAGCGCCTCGACCGATTTTTCACCGAATCCCTTTGCGCCCTCACCGGCCTCGTCCATCGTTTTCTTGAGGTCAACCTGCTTATCCTTGAGCTTATCGACCTCAGTTTCCAGCCGGACGCTTTCCGCCGTCAGCTGCGTGGTATCCACGCCAGCTTCGTGCAGAGCATTCCCGGTGGCAGCCAAACGCTGCTCATAAGTGTTCAGGGAGGCCGTGGTCTTGTCAATCTGCGCCTGTTTGGAAAGCAGCTTGTTTTCCAGCGCGGAGGAGTAGCCCTCGGTTTCCTGAATCTCTTTCTGGATGTTGTCGTACTGCTGCTGCAAAACAGAAAGCCGCTGACGGGTTGCGTCAACGGCCTGTTGCTGCTTCTGGTACGCCGAAATGTCGGATTGTACTTTGTTCAACTGCTGAATCTTTCCCTGCGTTTCCACAAGGGCAGACTGAGCAGCCTTGAATGTACTGGAAAAGCTGCTGTTCTGTTTGGCGGACAGGTTGAACAGCAGCTCCCACTCTTTACGAGCCACTACTTACCGTCCTTTCTCGCTCTCTGGCGCTCGGCAATGAGGTCATTGCTGCTGCGGATCCATTGCCGGAACTGATACAGGGGCATTTCCAGCCAGTAGGGCGCAGGCGTACAGTTGACCTGTGCCATTGCAAGCACCTGTCGCCGCAGCCACACGCCGCCATCACCGGTTACAAGTCCGACATCAGCAAAAAATTTCTCGCTTTGGTGCGGATGGTGTTGTAGTCCCGGATGCTCATAGCACCAATGACATCAACACCGATAGGCTCGGTACACGCCCGGCAGGCCATGCGGATAAGGTAGCCCGCACTCATCGAGGGGATGATAACCGGCTGATTCAGAGCCGTAAGCTCTGCCTCGATGGCGAGGGAGTCATTGCCGGTCAGCTTGCCCCAGTTGAACGTGAGGGATTCGTAGTGCTTGCCCTCATAGTCAAGGGGCTTCTGGAGCTTGTGAGTGTAGGTATACGGGTCAGCAGCGGCAGCAGCCTTTGCGGCGGCAGCCTGAGCTGCATCAAATTCTTTCGGGTCAATGACGGCGTTCATGCTGGATAGCTCCTTTCACGCTCAAAAAATAGGCCGGGGCTGCAAAATGCAGCTCCGGCGGAACGGCATATGCGGATTACTTGCCCAGGGCCGCACGGACACCGGCCAGATAATCCACACCGTTGATGTAGCAGATGAAGTTGAGGGGGTCCAGCTCACGCACCTTCTTGCCGTTGATGTACGTTGCCCAGTAACGGACGGCGTACTCACCAGAGCCAGAAGTGGGCGTTGCGGGGGCAATGGTGCCGCCCTTGGTCGATTTGGGCACGACCACGAAAATGTGCTTTTCCTTCCGTGCCTCAACCACGCCCGAAACAGGATCCTCATACTGGTTTGCCACACGCAGGTCAATGCTGTGGCGGCGCAGCTCCGACAGCCGGACGGACTGCGGCGTGGTGGTGCGGAATTCCAGACCGAGGGTCATAGCCTCCAAATGGCCCAGAATGACCGCTTCGACGTTACCGCCGACACCAGCACCCGAAATGCTCTGCGTCAGAAAGGTAACATCCGGCAGGGTAGCTTTCGACATACCCAGATATTCCACGCTGTCCTCATAGACCGCGAAGTTGATAACGCTCTGATCGATTGCCATTGTAGTACCTCCTCTTTAGGACTGGAGTGCGCTGGTCACATAATCAGCGTCGTATTCCAGCACAAAGTCAATCTCCTGCGCCGGAGAGGGCGGGGTCATGTAGACGTGCAGCTTGATTTTGCCCGCCATCAGGCTGGTCAGCGGGTTCTCGCTTTCCAGCATTTCCACACTGGCACCCAGCAGATAACCTGCGCCAACCAGACCGTTCAGCCAGATGGTGGCGCTATCCAGAATGGTGTCGATGAGGCGACGGTTCATCGGCTTGTCGAGCTTGCTCCAGAACGTCTTGATGAGTGTGTTGGTGACGTAGTCGAACATACGGCTGAGCGGGATGAAGTAGTCCTTCACATCCGTGGACTTGGGGTAGCACGCAGTATGGTTGCCCCAAGCGGTCCAGCCGCCCATAAAGTTCAGGAAGGTGCAGATGCCCGCGGCATCAACGACAAGGGCCTGATTATAGGTCAGGTTGATGGTGTTGCCGTCGTCATCGCACAGGCCGTCGATGTGAACGGTCTTGTTGGAGGGGCTTTCATAGGGAATGCCCTCGTTGCCGGTATCGGTTTCTGCAAGGCAGCCCGCCTCGACGGTGGAGCCGTGGAAACGCAGATCACCGAGGGTGCCGTTGGGCCAGCACAGGATGGTTTTTTCGGTGTAGGTGCCGCTGTTCTTCGCCTGCACCGCAGCGGTATAGGTCTTTGCGGAAATGTCCACCAGAGCCTTGCCGGTAAACATACCGTTGATAGAGCCAGCCTTTGCGTCCATAACCGCTGCAACGGTTGCATCCTGAGAGAAGCCGGGAGCCATAATCAGGTCGGGCACGATGCCGAACATGGTCAGGCACAGCTCGATCTGCTCAACGGCGGCGGCCACATCGGCAGCCTCGGCAGTCTCGCCAACGGGCAGGAAAATGACCGGCTGGCAGGCGCACAGCTTGAAGTGATAGTGCATCACCTCGCAGACGGTGTACTTGGCCCAGTCGTCGTCATAGCCCAGCTGCTCCTTTGCTTCATCATAGCTGGTGCAGAGCACCGGGAGGCCAGCGGTCGCAGGGGTACCGGTCGCCTTGGACAGCGGTGCGGTGCCAATGACAAAGGGAATGCCGCAGGTTGCGGTGTTCGGTGTCGCCACGGCGGTGTCGGCGCGGCTGACATTGATACCATGATCTGCCATAGTATGTATTCCTCCTTACTTGGATTTGGCGAGCATCCGTGCAAATGCAAGGACGGCCTCGCCGCGTGCTTTTACCTTTTCAGGCGTGGTGTGCAGCTCGTCCACATTGATGATGAAGTCGGCCACACCGGGATATTTCTCGGTGGCAATCTTCACATCATCACGCTCTACAGCCTCCGCAGCGGCGCAGGGGTAAATCGTGTTTTTCTGGATGTAGCCCAGAATGGACGGGCCGACGTAAATAGAAACGCTGGGCTTGCTCTGTGCAGGCTCGGCGCTCACGGTGTTTTCGGCGGGCTGTTCCGCCGTGGTCTTTTTCACCGCCATAATTCAATGTCCTCCGTTTGCTGCACGGTCGGCAGCTTCCAGTAGGTGATCATTTCTCCGGCATAGTAGGGCTTCGATTCCTCGTCATAAGGAATGCTTTCCAACTTGTGGTCGGGAGAAATATCGAGAGTGAACTGATACCGGGGCTTTCCATCCGCTCCGACAGCGCCCACCTTGCGGACTTTCAGCAGCTCTACCCGGAAACGCTCCATCATGTTCAGGAGTGCAAGGTCGCCCTCCTGCTCGTCCGGGTTGTAGCAGCAGAAAATAGAGCGCACGGAAACGACCGTGCGCTCCTCGCTGCCGGGCTGCTGTTCCGTTTCCAGCGGAATGACCCGGTGGATGATGTAGGGGGCCTTTTTCTTGGCCGCCCTGCTGTCAGGCAGCCGCATCAGGTAGACTTCCGGGGCACGGTAGGCTTGCTCGGTGTCGCCCTGCTGCATAGCCACCGGGAGAATCATGTCGGCCATGATTTTCTCGGTGAATGCTTTCAGCTGTTCAAGCAAAACCACACTGGTCATATCACACACCCCATCCGTTCAAAACTCGCGTGATTTCATGCTCAATGCGTTCCTCATATGTGGAGGCCATTTTCGCCTCGATGGAGTCCATGACAACCTCATTGGAATACATCATCTGCGGGGTAGCCGGGCCGAAAAGCTCCTTAACCGGGAATCTTTTTTCGCCCTGCCTCTCGTAGATACCATAATGAGAACCCATTTTCGCCTCGAAAGCGTGGTCCAGCGCCTGTCGGGCACTGGATTTCTTCACACGGGTAACAACGCGGCCGCTGCGGTCTACCTTGGTGTCGAAAACTCTAAGGGGGATGACGCTGCCACGGTAGCCGAAGTTGATAGAAACCTCGCCGCTGCTGGCCCGCTGAATGTTGTTGACGTTCTTGGTGCGGTTGGTGAATTCGCTGCTGCTGATGGCGTACTCCTGCGTGACCGCCCGCTTTGCTACCGTCTTTCCGGCAGCAGCGGCACGGGCAAGCGCAGAGCCAACGGCACGATTGGCGCCACCGGGAATCCCGGAAAGGATGGCTGACACGCGGTCAAATCCCTCCTCTGCAATGTCAACAGCAATGCCAGCGGCCACGCTGTGCATCATGGTGTCTGTTGTCACATCACTCATTCGTCAACCGCCTCCAATTCCACCCGCAGCATCCCCATTTCGCAGACAGAGGATGCCACATAGTAGCTGCGGACAAATCCGTTTTCGTCAATGCCCAGTTTGCAGCCCTGCTCCGGCTGCTTCCCGCCGATGGCTGCAATATCGCAATGCAACACCCGGCTTACCCGGTATATGCCCTCCGCATGGTCACTGATGCTCTGACGCACCCGCTCCTTTTCGGAGAGGCCGGTCATGACAATGGGAATATCCGAATACTCCTCACCGTCATAGTAGACCGTGTGCGTTTCTGCAAACTCGTCCAGATTCAGAAAGACGCTGTTCAGGTCTTCCTGCACAGCGTCCTTGAAGCTGCTCATGCGGTGGGCATCGCAGCAGACAGCTCCGGGGTCTCGGTGCTCTCGTCACCGGGAACAACGTCCTCGGCGCAGATAGCCTCGACGAGTTCATCCTTGGTCTTGAGCTGCTTGGTTTCGATGCCCATATCCGCCGCCAGCTTCTTCAGCTCAGCAACAGTCATGTCCTGCAACTGGTTGGGGTCAAGGTGGGCCGTCCCAGAGCCGCCCTGCTGGGTTTCGGCTGTGGGGGTGTCGTTACCTTCCGCAGTCGCCGGAGCCGCCGCAAGGGTGCTCGCCGTGCCTCTGTCGGTGATGTACGGGGATTTTGCCACGCCCAGCCCGATAAGGCGGCGTGCTTCGCTTTCGCTGACCTCGCACTGTTCACCACGCATGACGGTGTGAATGCCCGTCTTGGTGCGGCAGCCATAGCCGCCGCAAAGAATCTCAACAAGCATCGGTATACTTCCTTTCTGGCCAGACTTAGCCGACCACGTTCTTGACGCGGATCCACGGGCAGTAGTTGTGGGGTGCAGCCAGCGGGCGGGCCTTGAGAATGGTCTTGCGCAGGTCGTTCTCCTGATTGAGGCTGAACTTCGGAACACGGCGACTTGCGATGGTGGTATGCTTGGTATCACCGTAGTTGATCTGGGTGATGGCACCATACATCAGGTGGCCGCAGCCGGGAGCGGTGACCAAGGCATCGGTCTTGGGGAACTGAGGCCGCACCTTGCCCTCATCGTCAACATAGGTCTCGTCAACGGAGATCAGGTTCAGCTTGTGCCCCTTGAAGTTCAGGGTGCCACCATAGACCACACCATGATACGGGCTGAGCTGCTCCTCAATCTGGCCCACAATGATGCCAGAGTTCTTGTCCAGCAGGCGCTGCACCTTTTCGAGGTCCAGAACGGCATTGTAGGTATCGGCACCCAGCAGCAGGTCTGCGGAAGCCAGACCACGGCTGGACAGCATATCACACATGGCAGCAACATCCTCAAAGAATTTGCCGCCTTCCTCGTTCCACTTTGCAGCAGGGACATAGATATGGTCGTTCTCGTGGCCGGGGTTGTAGAACTTCACAACCTTCGTATCGCCCTTGGTCTGGTTGTCGATCATTTCCTGCATGGTGCAGCCGTTATCCAGCATAGTCTGGGCACACATCCACTCCTCACGGCGAACGATGCGGGCATCCATATCTGCCAGGTCTTTCTGGGTCAGCTTGGCCGCACGCTGCGCCGGGGTGCTGTTGGCATAGATAGCCTCACCGAAGCCACGCTTCGTCAGGTCGTCGGTGGACAGCTCACGGCTCATGCCGATGAATGCAGGTTCAAGCTCATGGATCTCGTAGCCCATGCGCTCCATCGGAATTGCGCCGACACGAGGCGCAACAAAGGCTGCCATCTTCTGGTCGCCGTCCATGTACTCGGTCAGAACCTTGTTGGACGCAAAGATGTCCTCGTCGCTGGTCGGGAAATAGCGGTCACGGAAGAAAGTCTTCTTGGGGACGACCCTCTTATAGACGGCCATCAGGGTGTAGGTATCGAAAAAATTCAGTTCAGCAGGCATGATATATCCTCCTTACAGTGCCGGTGCAGCGGCCTTGAAAAAGATGCCGCCCTCGCGCAGGGCATCCTTGTCAGCCTCGGTCATGGTGTAGCTGTCGGCCACAATGCACTTGTTGGTGTTGAAGCAGCCCGTCAGGTACACAGGGACGGTCACATCATCGGACGTGCCGACCTCAACGTCATCACACAGGATGCAGTTGGCAGTCAGCACCTCGTCGCCAGTGGCCGCGGTGCCCAGCACCACCAGTTTGCCATCGCCGGAAGTGCCGCTGGACTTTGCCAGAATGGTGCCACGCTTGATGGTGGCAGCCTCGGCCAGCTTACGGATGGTGCCGCCGCTGACCACCAGCTTAGGATAGATGTCGGCAATCAGGCCGTCATAATCCATGCTGCCCAGTCTTTTGTTCAGCTCAGTCATTGTAGTGTTCCTCCTTACTTTTTCTCGTCCCCGTCAAGCAGCGCAGCGACGGCAGCATCAGCCGCAGCCATGCGTTCAGCCGGGGTCTTGGGTGCATTGCCCGTTGCATCGGGCATGGACTCCGGGTCGCCGGTTGCGGATGCGCCCGGCACGGCCTCCACGCCCTGGGCACCGGATGCCTGATTGTCGGCCGCCAGATTCTTCAGGAACTCGTGGCCCTGCGCAGCTGCGGCCTTGGCAGCGCGGAAAGCCAGCTCGCGGGCATCGCAAGCGGTCTTGCCGTACTTGGCCTCCTGAACCATAGTCGGGTCGAACAGGTTGGCCACCTCGTCAATTTCAGACAGGCGGGTGCGCTCGTTCTGGGATGCCTGTTCAGAAGCGCTCTGCTCAAGCTGGCGGCACAGCTCCGGGTTTTCCTTGCGAAGCTCCTCGATGGTAGTTGCCATAGTGGTATGTCCTCCTTCGTTGGACTGGGCGGCGGGTGCCGCCGGTGTATTTGCAGTAGCGGTCGCAGGTGCAGCCGCTTTAGCCATAGGAATATTGCCGGGCAGTTTTGTGCCCGGTCTCAGGTGCAGGGCGTGGCCCTTGGCGTAGATGGTCTGCCGGTCGGCACTTGCGGAGATCTCCACCGGCTCGGCATCATCCAGCAGCTCATTTGCAAAGCCCTTTTCCACGGCCTCTTTGCCGGTCATGTAGGTGGTATCGGACATCATGTGCAAAAGCACGGTCTCGGAGAGGCCGGTCTTCCGCTTATAGATGGAAACCTGACTCTTATCCCATGCGTCGTTGGCATCTGCGGCTTTGCGCAGTTCATCGGCGTTGTAGTTGCCCCAGATGAGCGACCAGCACTTGTGAATCATCACGAGGCTGGATGGGTTGGCCTTGACGGTGTCGCAGGCACACATAATAAGGCTGCCGCCGGACATGGCCACGCCGTCCACAATACAGGTCAGTTTCGTGCCCTTGGCGGCCAGCTCACGCAGCCTGTTGTGAATCAGGATGGAAACGCCAGCATCGCCGCCCACGCTGTCCATGCGGATGGTGATCTCCGAACAATGCTCGACCTGCTGCAAGTCGGACAGGAACTCGCTCTCAATGATGTACTGACCCGGAATCGGCTCACCCGTCCACCAATCCGTGGGCTGCGTGTCCACGATCTGGCCGTACATGGTGATGTCAGCGCTCTGGCCGTCAGTGCTGGCCATTACATAGCAGGGCCGCTGGATGCTCACCATCGGGGTGCTACTCGGTGCTTTCGGCATTTTCTTTACCTCCCTGTGTAGTGACACTTTCTGTGGTTTCGATTACGCCCTCGCTGCCCGCAGCTTTGAGCTGCTCATTTTCGTGGGCCAGCTCTGCGACATTGTCCTCCCAGTCGCCGCCGCCCAGCTCGCGCGTGACCTGCTCATGGGTGCGGAAGCCGTGATGGGTCTGGAGCACGGCGGCCTCGACCTCTTTCTTCGGGTCAAGGGTGCCCTGCACAGGCCCAATCCACCGTGCGCCGCACCATGCAGCACGCACCAGAGGGTCATCAAAAAAGCCCGGGGCGATTACTCGTCCACGGGCCACAGCCTCAGAAAGCCAAATTTCATATACAGGCTGGCAGAAGCTGCCTACCAGCCATGCACGCCGCATCTTGATACCTTCCCATGCCTCCAAAAGAGAGGCACGGCTGGCCGAGTAGCTGGCGTTGAACTCTTTCAGCAACAGCTCATACGGCATTTCTATGGCACCACCCATGAGTTTGCACAGCGTTTTGACGAACGTATCAAACCCTGCGGTGGGAATATTGGGGTTTCCGAACTTGATGTCCTCGCCCTTGCCGAGGTGCGCAACCGTACCCGGCCCCATCTCATACTCGTTCGGGCTGTGGCTGGCGTTGTCAGCCTTTGGGTTGTCCACAGGAACACCGCCGAGATCTCCGCTGCCGGTTTCGTCAAACGGGATAGCGTTCTTCGGGGTATCGGTGACAATCCATGCCGTGAAGAAGCTCTGCACCAGAGCTGCCAGCAGTTCCGACTCCGTATATCTGCGAAGCTGGAGCAGCGGTTCGATAATGGGTGCAATGAGCGGGACACCACGGTACTGGTCCGGACGTTCGGACTCCATAATGTGCAGGATCTGGGGCAGCCCAGTTGTCGCACCGACCGCCTCCACTCGCTGCCATTTGGTGATGTCATTCCGCCACTCATGCGGATATGTGTTGCGGACGTGGTAGGCCACGATCATGCCGCTGCTGTCCACTTCCACACCATCATAGATTTTGTTCCCGGTGTTGGGGTTTGTGCCCTCGGTATAGCCCAGGCCATCCAGCATACCGCCGAGCTTATCCGGGGTGGACACACGGTCAGCCTCCACCAGATGCAGCCGCAGCCCGTAGGGGTGCAGCTTGTCCGGGTCACGAATTTTCACCACGGCGAACACATCACCGCTCATAAGCCAGCTTTTCAGGGCCAACTGCTGCAAGCCGTAGAAATCGTTCAGCCCCATGGCATCACAACTGCGGCGGTTTTCGGCCCAAAGCCGGAACTCTGCCTCGGTTTTACTCTGCCACTCTTTGGCTTTTTCCGGGGATAGCCCCAGTACGTTTCGGTCAACGGTCGCTTTCAAGGTCAGCCCGGTGCCAACGATCTTCGTTCGATTCGTGTTGATGGCACTGGTCGCAACAGGTGCGCTCATGTAGAGCATTCTGCTCCGCTGCCGCAGAATATCTGCGTTGTCGTGAATATCGCTGCTCGGAGAGTTGCTGTTGGGGAAGAAAGCCCGCAGCGCACGCCGTTTGTAGGATGCGCCCGCCTCGCTGTAGCCGCTGGCCTGCGGTGCAGCGGTGACGCGGTATCTGACACTCAAGAGTAATCGCCTCCGTAATTTTCAAACTAAGCGGGCTGGCTGGGGAAAGGAGTAAAAAGCAGCCAGCCCGCGGCAAAGGCCCTTTCGGGCCGTCACCCTAAAGGATCACCAATCGCGCGGGATAACGGAGAATGCCTTGCGGGCACTCTGGCCGTTCAGCAGCGCGGTCAGTTCATCGACCTTTTCCTCGGCATCTTTGATCTCATCGCTGAGCTTGCCGAGGTCAAGACGTGTGAGTTCCCGGTCGTCCAGACGGTAGCTTTTCACGCCACCGGAAAGCAGCTTGTTGTAGGCCACATACAGGTTATCAAGCCGCTTCGTGTGGAACTCCAGCCGCTTTTTGATGGTCACGGTATCCATAACTCACACCTCACCAGTCGTCTAAAAAGTTCTCCCGCCTCCGGCCGGGGGACGGCTGGGGACGGGAGACGGGTTGTTGAATATTTATCGCCGGGGCTGCCGGTGCCTCTGGTGCCTTGCCTCGCAGCCTTTTCAGCGCCCGGTCGATGGCATCAAGGTCTTTCGGCAGCACCTTGTAGGCCGCTATGGCATAGTTTCGGCAGTCAAGAGGTTCGTTTCGCTCATGGCCGGAGATTTTATCCCATTGCCACGGGTTGCGGTGGCCCTCTTTGTATATCAAATGCTCTGACAAGAGGCCGTTGAAGTAGCCGAGGCCGTAATCGTCCCGGCGTGGGAAGTGGCAGTACCGAGGGCCCGGCTCCTGCACTTTCAAATCGTCCATGATGATTTGCTTGCCAGCGTCAACGCCCAACTGGTACTGCCAGCACATCCCGATGTAGCGGTTCTGCACCGTGATTTTCACCTGCTTTGGCGGGCCTGTGAACGGCCGGTCGGAGCCGGGAAAGCCCTTGATGCAGAAAACCTTTTTGCCGATGCGGTCATGGCAGCGCTGGCGCACCTCTTGGGTGAAATGGCCGCCCTCGTCTACAAATTTGATGGAAACGGGCAGCTCTAGGCCGTCAGCGAATTTCAGCTTGCGGTCGAAAACCAGCTCGTCCAGTTGCTGCCAGACCTCGTCACTGTCCGGGCGGCCAGAGATGATGCCTTTTTCGATGCCCCATGTTTCCCCGAAGTGGCCGAAGCCCACGATCTCGTACTCCATGCGGTCGTCCTGCGTATCAACGCCAGCGGTCAGCACCAGCACACCATCCGGCAGTTCCGCAGGGTATTCCTCCCTGCGGCCAAGCATGGTGTCCTCGTCCTGCACATCGCCGCGATCTTCCCACAGCAGCCCCAGACGGGTGTTGTAGACAACCTGCATCTTCTTGGTATCGCCCAGGGCATTCAGGTATTTCAGCACGGTATCTTTCCATGCTGCCCACTGCGAAACAAAGCTGTTCAGCCAAAAGCTGCGGATACCGTTCTCATAGGCGGCGGGATTTTCCGCTTGCCAGTGAGCTGGTGCCCGCTTCATGGTCACTTCGTCCGAAATGCAGGCGCACTCCGGGCAGAGATACCACACGTCCTTGACCTTGTAGGTTTTCTCTCCGTGGGTTTCGATGGTGTCATACTCGTACCGAATATCTTCCCAACGCAGTTCATGGAATCCCTTGCAGTGCGGGCACTGGGATACCCAGCGCTCCATCGTGCCCTTGACGTAGGACTTGGCAATGGCACTGTGTCCCTTGATGGTGGGTGTGCTGACTTCCACAGCCTTTGCGTTGTAGAAAGTGGTCTGCCGGGCCATTGCCAGTTCCCAAGGGTCGCCCTCTGTGCCGGCACTCACTGCCCAGCGGTCACGCTCGTCACCCAGCACATAGCGGATGGGCTTTGATGCCAGAGCGTGCGCCTCGGTAGATCCGCACATGGTCAGGATGCCGCCGGGATAACTTTTCTGCAAAATCGTGTTGCCGCTGTCCCGGCTCTTTTTCTCCGCGACCTTGGCCCGCAGTGTAGGGCAGTCTCGTATCATGGGGGCGATACGGAGCTTGCTGTACTCCTTGGCATCCGTCATTTGGGGATGGATGAAAAGAATACTGCCGGGGTCAACGTCAATGGTGCGGCCTATGACATTGTTTTCAAACTCCGACTTGCCGACCTGTGAGGACGCAACGACAACGATATGATGGATGCGCGGGTCGGAGAATGCGTCCATGATCTCCACCAGATAGGGCGTGCGGCTGTTACGCCAGCGGCCCTGCTCGGCAGACGCTTCCGGGGACAGGACGCGGTTTTGTGTGGCCCACTCGCTCACGGACACATTGGGCGGGGGCCGGATAGCTGCCACCAGCTTTGACACCAGAGCATTCAGACGGTCAACCGCTGCATTCTCACTCATCGTCGTCACCAGCCAGCTTTTCAGCCCACGCCTTGCGTTCACGGACACGGGCCTCATACTTTGCCGGGTCGTAACGGAACATGGCGATTTCCTCGGCTATCTGATTCACCTCGCCACGCATATACTCTGCCACCTCTGCCGGGTCAGACAGAGCAGCCGCATTGATGGCAACACGGCTGGGCAGCGCCATCAGCGCACCCCGGACGGTGTAGATAAGCTCAGAGGTCATAGCGGCCACATCCTCACTGCGGTGCATCTGCCCGGACAGCTCTTTTGCCTCAGCTTGAGCGATTTTCGCTTTGCTGGCTTTGAGCGTAGCTTCTGCTTTCTGCTTGATGTGGTCCAGCTTTTTGGCCTCTGCCGCTTCCTCTTTGGTCAGCCCGCCACGGGCAGTGCTGGCATTGTAGGCCTGCACTGCGTCACCAAGGACAAATTTTCCTCGACTGACGGTGGTGAGCACCCCATCCTGTGTGAGCTGCTGCACCCTGCGGTTCGTGATGCCCAGCACGGCGGCCAGTTGGGTGGTGGTCACAGTCATGTCAGCAACTCTTTCTTTTGCCGGCATTCAGAAACCACCTCCTTTTTTGTAAAACTCTTTGGAAAATCACAGCGAAGTCATTATACAAACCGTAACGAAATGACTGATTTTTCCCTCACTAACTAGCTTGGTTTCGGGGTCGTCGAGCCCGCTCAGTGTGGGGCACCCCCGTCACAGTACCTTTTCGTCACCGAACGAGCCATCGTCGGCCCGCTCCTGTCCGCTGTTGGGCGGATGCAGAAAGGCTTCGACCACAGCAGGGTCATACTCGATGGTACACTCGATGCTGTCCATAGGGACGCTGGGACAGGCGTATACGGTTACGGTGTTCATGGTGTCGTGCTCCTTTCAGCAGGGAATGCTCACGCTTTGAATCTTCCTATAGGCATCCAGACGCAGCTCCTTCTTGTCGCCGTCGTAGGTTGCCTCGTAGTACATACAGTCAGGGACGGTGGTGGACAGCCAAGCCTTGTTGTTCTGAAGTGTGCTGCCGCACCAGAGTACGCACACGTCTTTCACGCCGATCTTCTGGAGATGTGCCAGCTCAGCGTTTGCATTATAGAGGCTGGCGACGGCAGCAATGGCGGATGCCACAAAATCATAGTAGTCCATAGTGATGATTCCTTTCCTCGAGATAAAGCCCCTGCCCGCATGAGCGCTGGCAAGGACGATTTCATACGCTGCGGATGACCTGAGCCTTGGAGTATGTGTCGTGGCCCTTGGTCATCATGTTCAGGAACTCGTCTTTGGTAAAGCCGGACAGGCGGAAGATTTCTTCGGGCTTCATGCCCAGCTGCTTGCCGATTTCCTCCACGGTCTTGCCCTCGTCAATGAGTTTCTTGACAATGGCTTTCATCGGCTCCAACAGGTGGGTGCCACGGGCACGGTTGTGGGTTATGGTGCCGTACACGTCGGCGCTCTCGTCGCCGTGGTGGTCTACGACTACGACCGGCACTTTGCCGCCAAGCAGGGACAGCAGCGGCTCCCGGCCCGATACCGTCCAGCGATGGAAGCCGTCAATGATGGTGCCGTCAGGGCGTACCACGATGGGCAGTGTCCAGCCGTTGGTCAGGATAGACTGGATAAGCAGCTTCAGGTTTTCCTCGCTGACCTTGTTGGGGTTGTAGTCGTTGGCGTGAATAGTGTTGCGGTCTACCCACTGGAGGGATGCCAGCGGGGCGAATACATCAATGCTTTCCATGGTTCTGCTCCTCCTTGATGCGGGCGTTGTGGTCGTTGTAGATGGTGGTCCAGAGAATGCGCAGGATACGCATTTTGGGGTCTCCGTACAACAGGCCCTCGTACATGGTCTTGTAGTGCTTCTGCTCAGCGATGCCGTAGGTCTTGATGAACAGGCCACGCCAGTGCTCGATGTGGGACAGGGTGTCCTTGGCGATGGTGTAGCGCTCCGGGTGCAGGAACAGAAGGTCTTTGCAGAGGGCTTTATAGTCCTTTTTCTCGGATTCTTCTTCCAGCTCCCCACGCTTGCGGGTGGTGCGCCGGAACATTTCAGAATCCCAGTAGAGCAGAACGAGGTAGGCATTGGGTTCTCGCCGCTGGATGCGCTCCCACAGGTCGTTGTCCGTTTCAGCTATCCAACGGAGGCCCTGTGTGCCGCAGTCACCGAAGAATGCGCACAGCCGGAGGGCATTCTTTCGGACACCCGCCTCATAGAGCCTCATGTAGATCTCAGGAAATTCAAGGTTTCGCTCCTTGATGTACAGCCACACATCGGAGTCCTTCCAGTCGTAGATGGGATAGAACTTGCCGCCGCGGGTGATGCGCTCCATTTTGGTGTTGGCAATGCACTTGAAGCGGGTCAGGCTTTCCGCCGTGCGCAGACCGACAAGCTGGATGCCGTCAGAAAACGCCTTGGAGCAGAACGTCTGGTAGTTCATTTCCCCTGCATAGTGGAGGTAGGGACTGTACATGATGGCAAAATCGGGCGGTTTGCGCATCCAGACATCTTCCTTGCCCGGCTCCCACGTTATCCACGATTCGGAGCTGGACAGGTGGTCAATGACGGACACCTGCTTGAACGGCAGGCAAAACCACAAGAATTTTGCGCCGACCGACAGGAAGTTGCGCCGCCAGCGGTATGCTGCATCGACCATCGAGGGGTAAAGCCCCTCCTCGTCGATGAACGTCACCGTCAGCTGCTTGGGGTCCAGCTCACCGGAGAGAATCATTTCATAAACGAGGTTGGCCATGCACAGGCTATCCTTGCCGGAAGAAAAGCTCAGGTAGATTTTGCAGCTGTTGGCGAACACATTTCGGATGCGGATCTTCGCAGCCTGCAACACGTTCAGGTTGCTTTCCACTACTTTCACAGGCATATCAGCTCACCACACTTCGGGCAGCGGATGTACCGGTGCTGCTCTGCGCCGCTGGCCGCCTCAGGAACAGCGGTTTCCGGCTCGGTAGGTGTAGACACCTCCAACACCGGGGAGGGCTGCTGCGGAGGCTCGGAGACGGCGGACACGGGCTGTGGGTCGGGCGGCGCTACCGGATAGGTAGGCGCTGCTGCATAGGGGACGTGTTCCTCATTCTGCTGGCGGTTGATGGACGAAATCTCGCTCTCCGGGAATTCTCCGTAGGAGCCAATCATTTCGTCCGCTTCATCCTCGGTGCTGTTCAGCATTTCCAGCAGATCGGCATCCCAGCCCGGGACATCCACATCACCGTCCAGCTCCTTGACCAGTTCCTCGATGGCATCCACATCAGTGAATCCCAGCTCATAGACCTTGTTGTCGGCCATCATGAGCTTTTTCTTCTGAACATCGGTCAGGCCGACCATGACATAGCAGTCACAGGTTTCCCGGCCCATGCGGAGCAGCGCTTCATACAGACCGTTACCGGCGATGATCTCACCGTCCTCGGCCACGACCAGCGGCTTGACCTGCCCGAACATTTCAATGCTGCGGATGTACTCGGTCAACTGCTTCTCGGAATGCCGGCGGATGTTGTGGGTGGGCTTGTGCAGCTCGGACAGCTTCTTTACCGTGATTTTCATCGTGCAACCTCCTTTCGGTCAGAAACGAGGTGCAGGACCACGGAGGCCAGCAGCACAAAGATGATGATGTACACCCGAAGCTCGCTCATCAGCGTCCAGATGCCCATGACACCCAGCGGGATCACGAGCTGCCACGAGGTAACAGTGAGCACGTCAATGAGAAAGCCGATGTTCTCACCGAACACCAGATACTCCGAATAGAGGTAGGTGGACAGCGAGGACAGCGCAATGATGGTGATCAGGATAGCCTTGAGCGTGTTCAGCAGTGGGCTGAAATTGACCCATGTGAGCAGCGCAGCCAGCACCATGTAGACACCGAACATCACGCCAGCCAACACAAAGGACTTTTTCATGTTGCCGTGCTGGGTGCCATCTTCATTTTTGTCGTTGTAGGAGAACAGCGAGTAGTAGTACGGATAAGTGAACGGGCCGGGCAGCAGCAGGAAGCCTTTGTAGAGGCCCGTCTGGATACCGGCAGCAGTCAGGCCGGGGTCGATGTTGACGAATGCACCGTGGGTGTATACCAGCGCGGCAATGACAACGACTGCCAGCAGACCGTAAACAACCACCCATGAAAAGCCATCAGACAGGACGTTCCGAATCATGCCCTCTTTCAGAAGCATAAACAGGAACACAAGGCAGGTGCCGTAGACAATCAATGTGCCTCCGGTGGTGCCGATCGGCGTGTCGCCGAAGATCTCATAGATGCCGGACATCTGCGTCCATGTCTGGAACACGGTCAAAAAGCCGATGAAGTAGAACATCACCTTGCTCTGCATGATGCGCCGGACGGTCGGGATGTGCTCCGCAAACAGACCGAAGAAGATACAGGCCAGCGAGTTGAAAACCGCCCAGATGATAGCCGCAGCAGCGCCGTTGTTGATGGCCAGCGTGCGGAAGTTCATCAGGGAGCCGACTCCTGCCCATGATGCAACGATGGAACAGGCGTAGAAAATGGTGGGGTTTGCCTTGAATTTTGCCTTGATTTTCTGATACATGGAAAATCTCCTTCTTTGTGACTGGGCACGGCGAAATGTCCAGCTTGCAGCACCTCGGCTTTTCGGGGTGCTGCGGTGATGCCACACGCAAAGGAGCAACGTGCGGCCCGGAATCCTCCTTTCAGGCAATAAAATAGCGGCACCCACCGGGAATGGTGAGCACCGCTTGGCTTGATTTGAATTTTGCATCCTAATCATATCACTTGGAGCAGCCGTTGTCATCTGAATCAATCTGAAAGCCTCTCACATCATCCACCAGCGTCCCACATCATGTGAAACCATCCATCATCATGTCAACTCATTCCACGTCGAATTCAACTTTTGACGGGCAAAAAGTGAAACTTATTTTAGTATTTTGCTGAATATTTAGAATAAGTTGGTTTGAATTTGAGTTTTAAGCAAAATAAAATGCCCGGTGCTCTAAGTAGAACACCGGGCATTTTTTATTCATCACTCTGAACCAACTGCCAAATATATGCCGTTACGCTCATCCCTTTCGCCGCCGCTTTTTCTTTTATTTTGTCTTTACTTCCGGCAGGTAAACGAATAATAATCTGATCGTATTTGGCTTTATTGTAAGCGTCCTTGTACGCTTGCTGGTCGAATTTAGCTTTAGCCATCCCGTTTCTCCTTTTTCTTTGCCCTGCAAGCTCGGATTCGCAAGGCGTTGACACTTGGATACTCTGCGCCCTGCATCCCTCGGTCATACGGAGTATAGCTCAGGACGGCATTCCGAGTTATCCCGAGAGATTCGGCGATTTCATCAATGCTCTTCCCGTCCTCCCTCATCTTTGCGATTTTCAGCGAAAGCGGGCTGGACCACGCACCGGCAGTGATCAAAATTTTTCTGGTCTTCTGCTCGCTGATCTTGAGCCTCCGTGCGATTCCGGCCACGCTCAATCCCTGCTCGTTCAGACGGAGGGCCGACGTTACAAGTGCATCCATATCCGTTTCCCTTTCCAAAAGCCCGTCAAGCCGATAGCGCAGCCACATCGTTTATTTGTTCATCATATCCATCACGGCGTTGTAATGCTTTTCGTATTCTTAGCCAACAGCAAGCTCCCGCTTGATTTGTTCGTTGCGGTAGCGGCGCTCCTCTCCGTAGATCTCGTTCTCGATCTCGTCCGGGATTTCAACGAGCGCCTTCTGCTTTTTGCCATTGACCATCACATACACGCCGAATGCGTAATGCACGTTCTCCGGCCAACGGCCGATCTGCTGCTTGTAGGCACCAGCCTTCATCTCACGACCGTTCACGATCAGGGAATTGATGGTGTACTGCCACTTATGGCAAGGGACCGTAACCTCGTTGCCATCATTCCAGAGGGTTTCTTCGGTGATGACCTTCACATCAATGTCAAGATCAATCTTTGCGCCACGAGCAGTAGTCCAAGAATACTTCATTTTTACTTGCCTCCGTTTGTTTTATGAGGGTGTCCTTCCGACGCCATCATTATAACACATCTGCTATCAGATGTAAATAGTCTAATTAAAAAAATCCAAAATTTACGAATAAATGTTTTTTGAGGACGAATATCCGCATAAGAAAACCACCTGCGTTCTTTGTCAGCGTACACAGGTGGTTTTGTTTCTTGTGTCAGTGTGATTCGAGGTAGTTGTAGGCCATCCGGCTGACCCCGGCTTCCGTGTAACACTTTCCGAGTGCTCCGGCAACTTCTGCCCACGAGTAGCAGCGGACAAATCGCAGCCGGAAGATCAGATAAAGCCGGGCATCCATGATGCTCTTGCAGTACGCCTCGACCTTGGGCTTTTCTTCCGCTGCCTGTTCCTCCAACCAGCGGACACGTTCATCCATGTCAGCCAGTTCCACAGCCAGATCCGCCACCTTGTCCCGAACACCGGGCGTATGTGGCATACCCGTCAACTGTGGGGAGGCAGGATTGATTTTCTGCCGAAGATTCTCCAAGGCTTCACGGTCTTTTTCGAGGGTCATCTGAATGTCATAATACTTGGACAATTCCTGTAATGTCACAACCTACCTCCGTCATAATTCAGCTACCGTCTTTCGGCGGCGCCTCTATTATTTTATCACATTTCGCTGTCGGAAGGTAGACCGGAAGTCCACAAATTATGTGGTCTGCACCAATTTTGCACAGGCCGGGCACAGTATAGGTCTGGCCCTGGGCATCGGTGCGCTGGATGGCCGGGTTAAGGGGTATGTAGTTCTCACAGGATAAGCAACTCATTTCTTCCCGCCCTCATCGCCATCATGATAGCTAACGCCGAATAATGCCGGAATCAAAAAGAACCAAAGCGCTCTCAGATTTCCGGTGACGTTGATTGCGGTTGACACCGCCAACCCCACTGAAATCCACTCCGCTGCATAGATAAGTGCAACCCATTTCATTTCGGCACCTCCTGTCTGCCGTTGCCAAAACTCCGGGCAAATACCGCCCGTTGGATAAAGTCTACATCCTCTGCAATAGACCGTACCGATGAATTATCAGAGCGGATCTCAAAGGAACGGAGAATGAAGCGCTTCAAAGTGTCCAGACTGTAACCTGCGATCGACTTCCCGAAGAATGCGGTAAGGATTTCAATAATGGTTTCCTCATGCCGAGCGAACTCGCATTCATAGACTTTGTGTTCAGGAGTAAAGGACACCCAGTAGGTAAACCGAGACTTATCGTGACCGGCTTTCAGGTCAAGGCAGCGGGTTTCGGTTTGCAAGTAGCGGACTGCCCGGTCGGTTATCCGATTCAGCTCCTTTTCCCCAATGGTGCAGCCATCCGGGAAAAGTTCTTCAATGAACTGAAGAAAAAGCTGTTCGCCATTGGCACAATCGAGCACGTCATGCCATGTGGCAGCCCATTCGGCCATTGCTTCTCTTTTTTCAAAGAGAATTGTGCAGGCCAGTCTGACAAAGTTGGCCGGAGATTCAACCATGAAATGCAGTTGTTCCATTGTCATATTCAGCCTCCATACACGCTTTCTTGCAAGCCTCACACTTTTTGTACGGCTGTTCAAGCCAGCAGTCGAACAGTAAACACTTCGGTTTTCTGTACTCCGGTGGAGCCTTGCGTCCGTGGGTTTGAGTACGAAACGTATGGTACTTGCACACCTCTTTGCCCCAAAAATCTCCGCCGAATTCGCAACTTTCACGACCCGGCGAAACCTCATGCTTAACTGTAATGGTTTTCATTTTTTCACCTCCGGCGGCTCCAGCAGCGGTGCCCACAGCTTCACATGCCCGTAGTGGCCATCCTCTGCACGGTGGCCATCCTCAATGTGCCACGTCCCGTTTTCGACCCAGCCTTTCATGGTGTGGCCGCTCTCGCAGCACACCCATACGATGTCGCTTATTACGGCGCAGTGCTTTTCGCCGGCGCATTCCCAGCTTTCTTCATGGGCGATTGGCGGGTTCTTGGCATCATGCCATGACATCTGGCGCACAAAGTCAACGACCATCTGGCTGGCCTCGTGCAGGGCTTTGGCAGCAGCGTCTTTGCCTTTGAAGCCGTTGTAATATTCAATCTCGACCAGAGCGTCCAAATCCGTTGCCGGGTCGATGAGGCGGCAGGCTTCCTCAAGGGTCATTCGATGTACCTCCGCTTGTCCTTGTCCCAGTGCAACGTGATGGGATTGCCGCACTTGCAGGGGATGGTGATTTCCAAATCCTCGATGTTGGTCTGGCCTTTGGCGTGCAGCCCGCAGCACCCACACTCAAACTCATAGTGGGCAAGCCCACGTTCAAGCGAGATCGTGGCCCCGCAGCGGCAGCCGATGGACATCTGCGAAACGTGGAGGTATGTACCGAACTCCTTACCGCAGCAGGGGCAGCGCAGCCGCAGCAGCCCCCGTGCGCCGACTTCCGGCGGGCGGTTATTCCTGTTCTTCCTCATGGGAGGCTCCTTTCTGTGTCTGGAAATGAATCACTTCACGGAAAAGCAATTCGTTTTTCTGCTCTGATTCGGCCATGAAGTTGATATACTCCCGGAACAGAGCACGGTCGTGCTGCTGGCGGCTGGTTTCGCCCAGCAGCGCCCCGATGGACACGCCAACGGCCAGCAGCGCAATGTTGATGAAAAACTGGTCAGGCATCGGTATCACCCAGCACTTTCTCGATGAGGTCAAAGACCATTTCCCGGTCTTCGGTGCTCAGAAAGTCGGCAGCCACAATTTCAAATTTGAGGCGGTCTGCATATTCTTTTAAGTCGTCCATGGGTTACTCCTTTCCCAGTGCGGCGAGGATCTCGTTGCCCTTGTCCAGCAGTTCATCCCGCCGCTTTTTCTGCTCAGCCTCCAGCTTTTCCATTTCAGCCTGATACTTTTTCAGCGTTCCCGGCCGGAAATGCTTAGTCTGGCCCAGCTTGATTTTTGCGGCGATGGCCTTATGCCTCTGGATGGTCTGGCGCAGCTCGGTGTCCGTGGTCAGAATCTGGTAGCGATGGTGGCAGCCAGGGCAGGTGAAATACTGCACCATGTAGTCGCCGCTCCATGTGGCGCGGATGCCGGCGGTCTGGATGCTGAACGGCGTACCGCAGCGGTCACACTTTACAAGGTCGATCATTCGCCATACTCCTTTCTGCACAGCTGGAACGCATTGCAGTGGCCATCGCAAGTTTTGCAGCACTTGTCGCATTCAGGGTGAGCAGCTTTGCACTTATCGCAGGGCGTGTCAGCCTGGCTGCCGGAACCATACACCGCAAAAAGCTGGTGGGTGCCGTCTTGCAAAGCCTTTTCATCATCGGCCATTTCGTAACCGAGTGCAGCGAGCAGTTCATAGGTGCTGTCAAGGTCATCATTTTTGCTGTGAACGAACTTGCTCGCGCCTGTCGGCCCGTTCCATTCCGTGCTCCAATAACCCTCACGACTGCTGTCCGTTGCATCAAAAGCAACCGCCAGTAGAATCTTCTCCGGCTCGGTATCGTAAGCATTGAACATTTTCAGGGCATCTTCCAGTTCCGTGTCTTCCCGAATCTGCTCATCCAGACCGATGCCGAGCAGCCGCAACACGTTTTCGTCATCCTCCATGTGCCGATATTCGGTCAGAATCGGGGTGGAATAAGCCAAGATTTCCGGCAGGTGCTTTTTGCACTCTGCGGGAGTCAAGTCCTTCACGAAGTCCCAGCGCAGCTCGTACATGAGCTTCGTAACAGCGGCAAACTGTTCTCTCGCAAGCTGCTCGGTGGCTCTTGCGGCCTCCCTCGCCGAGTTGCTGGCATCCTCGGCTTCCGTATCGCGAGGTTTGTACAGGTCAATCTGATTTTCACTGACCTTATAGACATAAGCGATCTTGTCGGCATCTTCCGGCATGACGACTTCCTTTTTTGTGCCCCACTTTCCGTACGCATTTACATGCTCATGCGTCTGGTAGGAGGCCTGCGAATCTTCCGTAGCGAATTTTTTCAGCTGCTCAATCCATTCGGCCTTTTGGTGCTGCCATTTTTGCTGTTCCAGCGCATCCTGCATAGCCCTGTTGAAGTTCTGGGTGCCGAGGGTCTCCAACACCCGGTTTCTGGCTTCCAAGTCCTCGATTTTGTCCAGCTGGGCGAAGTCAGACAGGGTTGCACCGCGCTTTTCGGCTTTCTTGAAGCTGTCGTGGTTCAGTTCCAGCAGCTTGATACGCCGCCGAACGGTGGACTGTGAGAAGCCGGATTTGTCGGAGATCTGCTCCACGGTCTGCCCAAAGTCCATCATCATCTGGAAGCCCTGAGCCTGTTCGTAGACGGTGAGGTCTGACCGCTGCATATTCTCCACCATCATGGTCTGCATCTGCTCCCGCTCATCCATCTCAACGATGGCGCAGGGCAGCTCGTAAAGCCCGGCCTGCTGCGCTGCCGCTGCCCGGCGATGGCCGATGATGATGGTGTAGTCGTCACCCACCCACATAACCTTGGGAGCCCATGCTGCTGCGGCGGCGGCTGCATCGCCGCCCTCGTCAACGCACTTGCTGATGTACTCCCGGCTGCTGAGGTAGTGGCCGGGAATAACGGTCAGGTTCTGGAAGATGCCGTTCTCTTTGATGCTGGCGGCAAGTTCCGTCAAATCCCCCAGTTCCTTGCGGGGGTTGTCAGGGTGCGGATGCAGTCTCCTGCACGCAATGTTCGTGATCTCTGCCATGATTTATTTTCCTCCATGGTTTCAGAAAAATGTGAGCTGCCCGGTCTTGGTCTCACACAACGGCGGTGCAGCATCATCCTTTTTGTGTTCCGGCTCTGCTTGCTCGGTCTGGCGGCAGACAGGCTTCATCAGAAGTTCTATCTGCGCCCACTGGCGGCGCAGAAACCAAATGTCCGTAGAAAAGAACGGTGTGTACCAAATCCTGCTTTGCGGCCCCGCCGGGAGCAGCCCACGGCGATCATACGCGGTGCTTGGTTCTGTAATGGTGTTCCCGATGACTACATATCCAGCACAGCCTAAAAAACTGAGCTGGATGTAGCACATCAGTCCTGCAATCAGGTCAATATCCTGCGCCACAAAAAGCACCTTGTCGTGGTAGCAGATATTTTTTCTCCTGCACAGGTTGGCAAAAGCAATCAGCAGTGCGCCCGCACCGCAGGCCGGGTCCGAAACCGAAAAGAATCCGGCATTCTCTGCCGCCGGGTCGCTTCCCCCGGAGATTTCCACCATGCACCTACAAACGTCATACGGGGTGAAGAATTGCCCGGATGCATCGTTGCCCAGCTCACAGAGCATGTACAGTTCCCCTAAAAAATCTTGGTCGGGGTTCTGCTCCATTCCCATGATGACCTCGGCCAGCAATTCAGCAAATTTATTTTGCTCGGCATCGCTGTACTTGGAAATGATGGTCTGATAGGTTTTGGTGCGCTCTGGAGCATTCTGTTTGTCGGTGGCATTGGAAATCTCAATGGCGGTCACCATCACGAAGTCCTGCCAGACCTGCCACCGATTGAACCGGCCGCACAGACTGTTGAAGATTTTCAGGAATGCTTTTTGGTGGTCGTCCCGGATATTTCGCACTGCCGTTGCCTTTGCCATCGGTTATTCCTCCGTATCGTCCTCAGCGGAGTCCTCGGCCGGTTCATCGTCGGTGTCGTCCTGCGGGGTCTCCTGCTTGGTGTCCTGCTTGGAATCCCTCTGAGAATTGGAATCCGGCACATCAGGCACCGGCACACCGAAATTGCGGAGTTTGCCGTTCTCCATCAGGTCACGGAAGAAGTACTGCTGCCAGAAAGAGATCATCTTCAGCAGGATGTTCTCAATCTTGGTGCGGAGAACCTTGTCGATGCTGAACGTACCCTTGACCTTGGTCTTCAGCTCGCTGTTCTCAAAGTACCAGCACATAGAAGAATCCTGACTGCAATAGCCGGTTTCTTCCACATTGCCCAGCATATCCATCTGGGTGGCAACGTCGTTGATGGGGGTGATCACCAGCGTGATGGGATAGCGATCCTTGAAGAAGCGGAACGTGAAGTTGTGCTCATCGCACAGGCCCTGCAGCTTTTTCTTCTGGGCCTCGTAGTTGGAAATTTCACTCATGGTATGTACTCCTTTCAGCAATCAGATGAAATTTTGTAATCGTTATTGTGATTTTCAATGGCAGTCAGCCCGACGGCGTATGCCGCCCAGATGTCCGCTTTGAAACCGTAGAAAAAATCCGGGTTCTTGCTGGTGCCTTTTCCGTTTTTCAAATCGTGGGTTGCGAAACGGTCAATCAGCGCCCGCCGGATGGCCGGGTCATTTGCCCGGCTGTCATGGCAGATGTGCCGCTTTTCTTCGATGCGGCAGAGAAGCCGCGGCTTCTGCGCCATCTGGATGGACAGTGCTTCATAGAAACGCCCAATCCAGAGGACGGTATCAAACACTTCCCTGCCTACGGCCATGCCGTAAGAAGCCACCATTTCAATGGCCGCCCACTGCCAGCCCTGTTCATTGGCGAAAACCAGCTTGTTGCGCAATTCTTCGTTATCGACCTTACCGAACTCCAGCGGCCTCAATGTGTTGCAGTCGATAACGCAGTAGGCGCTCTGCCTGTTGCCCGGATCAATGGCAATAATCGGGCATTTTTCACTCATAAATACGACCTCCCAAATTCCTGAATAAACCGGGCTTCCGGCCAGCCGTAGTGTTCCATAGCCTTTTTCTGCGCCCAGCGCTTCAGCCGGAGATCAGCATCACGGTTGTTGTGGATGGCGGTCGGGCCGTTCTGATGGCACCACGGGCAAAGCGTCACCCACAGGCCCAGACGCTTGCTCTTTGCCCGGTAGGCACTCCCGAAGTACACCTCATGCCGTGCTGTACCATACCGCCCGCAGATCAGGCAGACCGGCTTATCATGCAGGATGCTGGGCGCATAACCGTTGGAATCCAGCTTTTCGCCGTACTCATTCAGCGGCATCCGTCTCACCTCCCGTCACAATCCAGACCTTGTGAGAACCCCAGCCAGACCACGCAATCGCTTCCGCATGAGTGCCTACGGCCACATCTAAGGCATTTTCCTTGATGAGCGATCCGGTATCCTGTACCACTCTCATCCCTACGCCCTCAATCAGAATGACCGTGCCATAGGGAAAGATGCTGGTGTCTGCGGCCACCGTCACGCCCGGCTGAACCTTTGCGCCGCTGGAAGTGATGCCCTGCCCCTCCCCGCAGATATGCGGGTATTCCTCGGAGCAGTAGGCTGTGCAGTGAAACTCCCCTGCGTATGTAAGGGCAATGCTCTGATCTGCGGCAATGGTGTCCGTGAGCTGCTCAACCTCGGTCTGCAACTGCTCAATGGTTTCCTTGCGCTCCACGGCCTTGTTCATCCAGTTTTCTTCCCGGCTGGCGTAAATATCCCTCTCCATGGTGAGTTCATCCACCCGGCGGGCATAGACCGCGCTGGCAAGAGCGCTGCCGGTAAAAAGGCTGACTGCACAGGCCAGCGACACGATAGAACGAAACTGCATTTCAACCTCCAATCTGAGCCTTTGCCCCGCCGGGCAGTGCCGGGGGCTTCAAATTCTCAACCGGGGCATCCTGTACAGCCCGAATGAAGCCCGGCTTCACGAACTGGAGCAGGTCTGCGCTGTCACGGCCAAAGGTCGTGCTCAGCTCTGCCGGGGAGCCAGCCCATCGCTGCACCACCATCGGGAGGGCGGCGAAGATTTTCGCATTTTCCTTTTTGAAATCTTCGCCTTTCAGCTTGCGCCCATCGGGGGCAATGAATCCACCGTGGGTCTGGTAGTACAGATTTGCCTCGATTTTCCGGGCAGCTGCCGCAGCCTGCGTCCAAAGGTCATTTGCCGAGGGCTGCTGGGCTGACAGCAGCTTTTTGATTTCAGCGCACCAGTCCACAATCAGCTGGTTCTGGAATCTGCACTGTGTAAAGGCCGTATACAGTGCCTTTTCCACAATCTCGTCCGGGATGGTGCCAAACGCCCGGATGTAGATTTGCGTGTCAGCCCTGCGCTCCTCCAAGCTGCGGGCGCGGCCGTAGTGATCATCAATGACCACCAGCAACTCCATCAGTTTTTTGTCTGTCATGTTGAACCTCCCAAAAGTTCACCGAAAATTTCATTGTAGTCCTCGGCAGCGGAGCGTTTGGGCTGCTGACCCGCCGGGGGCTTGCGCCGCTCGTCACGGGACTGCACGTCACCAAGGGTTCTCACACCCTCGTTTTTCCATGCTTTCAGGATGCCGTTGACGTAGGACCACTTGCGAATCCCGGCCAGAGCAGCCTTTTTGATGGCCATCAGAATGAGGTCATCCGTGAAAATCTCCCGCCAGCCCATCAGGGCATCCTTTGCGGCCGGGGGAAAGCTGCCGATGTTGTCCTCGAAAGAGCGGATGATCTCAGCCAGCCCAGCATCGACGGTCGGACTACCGTTATCTCTTACTCTTTCTCTGTTCTCTATATCTTTATCTTTCTCTATCTCTTTCTCTGTAGGGACATTTTCACCACCATCAGTGGACACATTGTGTCCAGTTGTGTGTCCGGTGTCGTGTCCCGCCTGTAACTCCTTATTTGCAGCATTGCTACGAATTTTACGATTTTTTGCTGCCCAGTCGGTTTCGCTGCCAATCATGTTCTGATAATCAGAGATTGACAGAGTTCCGTCCGGGTTTTCAAAAATCAATCCGATTTGTTTATAAACGGTCAGAGCCAGACGGACGGTTGACAAAGGAAACCATTTGCATTCCCTCTGAATCTTTTCGGCATCGTAGGGGATGAGCATTTCTCCGATTTTGGAAACCAAACAACCGTTTGTGTTGATGGTCTTGAGGCACAACATTTGATAGAGAACAACATAGTTGGCACCATCCGGCTGGCTCATAAGGTAGTCGATTTCGTCCGAGGACATGAAACTATCTTTGAGCTTTATCCAGTAGTACCGTTTGCCAGTTGCCATCAGCGAACCTCCTTAGAACGGCAGATCGTCGGCATCGTCCAGAACTGAGAAATCATCGTCACTACCCTGCGAGAAGTTCTGACTGACCTGAACATTACCGGGATGATCGGACGCGCCCTGCCATTGCTGGCGCTGGCTCTGGGTAGCAAAACCCATCTGCTGGGGCTGCGGCTGCTGGTTCCGGTAGGTGGCCGGTGGCGGGTTCGTCCCGCCATCATCCACGGGCCCTTGCTGGTTTTCCTGCTTCGGCCCCGCAAAATAGATGTTGTCCACCACAAACTCAATCGCCGTGCGGTTATTGCCGTTCTTATCCTCAAACTGCCGCGTCTGGCAGCGAGAATGAACCACAGCGGCGCTTCCCTTACGAAAGTACTTGCTGACGAACTCCGCCGTCTTACCCCATGCAGTAAAGGTGAGCCAGTCCGTAGGTCGGCGACCGTTGGCATCCACCATATCCCGGTCAACCGCCATACGGAAACTTGTCACCGTTTTTCCCGTCTGGGTGGTTCGCAGCTCAGGGTCGGCAGCAAGCCGCCCCTGAAAAGCGCAACTATTCAGCATTAAAAATCACCTCTTTCATGAAAAGCTGACTATTTAGCCCACTCTTCCTTGTAATGGGCCAGCTGTTCCGGAGTATCGGTCTGGATACCCAATTCCTTAGCTTCCTCGATTGCTCCATCCACAAGGTGAGCAAACTCCTTTGAATCCATTTTGTGACTTTCCTTGTAGACAAAATAGCAGGAGTAGTCTTTGCCGTTTTCCTGCCGGGTTTCATAGAGCCGGACATAGGGATAAAAGTCACATGGATCCACGGTCGGAGGGAGCTTCAGACCAACAGGCTTGCCGTCCTTATCGCGGGCAAGTGCTCCATACGAAACCACGAGCCGCCGCTTCACGGCATCCTCGCTCTCACCGGTCTCCGCAGAAATCTTGTTGCACAGAACGTGGAAATACGCATTTGCCGACAGGCTACGCTTTTCCCTGTGCTTTTTGATTTCCACGTCCAGAATCGGCTCCTGATGGAGCTTGTCCCAGATTTCCCGGAAGTCACCGTTGAGTTCCAGCGTGACCCTCTGTTTCCCGCCGAGGGTAAAAGCCATGTCCACCAGCCGCCCGGTCATGTGGCATCCTCCTTGTCCTGATGGCAGTGCATATAGATATAGGCACTGTTCGGCCCCATGTTGGCGTACAGCCAATCATTGATTTTGGCCACACTCATGTGGTCTCGCAGAACACGTTTTTCATAAATGTATTCGCCAGTCAGCTTCTTTTCTGCAATTTTGGCCTGAATGTCCTTGTCGTCATAGTTGGCCTCAACCATGTACAAGTCATAGTTCGGGGCGGAAATGCCGTTTAGGTTATTCATGTCGGTACAGTAAAACAGCTTTCTCCCGTCCAGCCAGACCTTCCACCCGCAGTTGGGAACATTGTGCTTGACCATGTGCGGAATGACGTTGCAGATTCCGTATCCGTACAGGTGTCCCGGATCCAGAACGTCAATCTGCGAGACCGGCACCCCTGCATCCACCAGCGGCTTGCACAGCCAAGCACAGCAGGCAAAGCGGAGCGTCGGCCGGTTGGAGGCCAGCAGCCGCAATGTGGATGGATGAAAGTGGTCACTGTGGATGTGGGTCAGCAGCACCAGCTTCAACGTCCGGTATTCCGCTGCCAGTGCCTTGAACGAAACCCCGCAATCAATGAGGATTTTGTGCTCGATCACCACCGCATTTCCCTGACTTCCGGTGGATATGATGTTGTAGTCGATCATAACGAGCTGAGGTCAACTACCGTTTCTACGGTCGTCGGTTCACCCTGAGAAATATCCCCATGAGGCAGAGCGCCCTGACCATCGCCGACATCCGGTTTCCCGGTGTGCAGCTCCGGCTGTTCGGATGCACTAGGCATAGATTCCGGTTCGGTGATGATTTCGCCGTTGCCGTCCACCATGGACACGGTGTTGTCGCTTTCAAAGGCTTTGGCCATCTCGATGCTCATAACACCCCAGCGAGAAATGAGCTGGCGAAGCAGGGTTTTCTTTGCCATATCATCAAAGTTCTTGTACCAGAAAGAGGAATACTTCCACATTTCGCTTTCCGGGACTTTTCCTGCCTGCAATTCCTCGTACTTCTGGCGGCTGAATGCTTTGGAGTAGGTGTCGGCGTGGTTCATCATCTTTTCTTTGGACCAGTACAGCACCTTGCGGAAACCGTTCAAATACTCGAAGTAGGCCATATAGCCCACCGTAGGCAGTGCATCCCGCTGATCGTCGTCCTCAATAAACTGGAACTTTGCCTTGCCGGTCAGCGAATCTTTGCCAAGGTACTCGCCTTCCTTGATTTCCATCACATCGAGATCAGCATACTGACCGCTACGCAACGCCAGCTGAACGTACCCCTTGTAACCCAGTACAAACGTGGCCGTGGTGATTTCCGGGCGGATCAGTCGATTGTTGCGGTCATACTTGGCCTTCTGCTTGAACGGAACCAGATAATATTGGCCCAACTGCGGGGACGGGCTGAGGTTCAGGCTTTCGCCCAGCAGGGCACCGGCAAGAATCGTACCGGCATCGCATTCCTGCAAAGCCGGGTTGACAGCCACCGCACTGGTGATGGAGGCTGTAAAACGGCGGGCGCGGGTCGGGTCACGCAGGGTGTTGGAGATCAAGGACTGGTAGCCCTTGGTGGTGATTGCTACGGAGAACTTGGGTTTCTGCTGCGCTGGCAGTTGATTATTAGGCGTTGCCATATTCAATACCTTCCTTTTCAAGATAATGCTTCAAACCAACGAGCTGGGCCTTGGTGCCCTTTGCATAGAAGCGGGTCATGAAGATAGGTTCCGGCTTAGGCTGCGGTACCGGCTCCTGTTCAGGCTGCACGGCGATTTCCGGGTCTGCGGAGATTTCCTGCGCCGGTTCAGGCTGGGCCTCGGCTGCGGCCGCAGCAGCGGTACGAACCTTTTCAGCAGCAGCTTCCCGCTCTGCCTGCCGGGCGCGGCGTTCTTCTTCACGTCTGCGCTGTTCTTCCAGCGCCTTGTGCCGGTCAGCCACGGTCTTGATGGCAGTGGGCAAGTCCAGATTGCTGCGGTACTCCACCATGATCTCAGCGGCGTTATCCATGCCCTCGATGGCGGCCACGTCGGCCACAATGCCGTCCACAAACGCCTTTGCCTGCTTTTTCAAAGAAGTCAGGCTGTCACTCATAGTGACCTTCGGGCGGTAGGTCAGATTATCCAGCCAGTCAATGTTGGCGGCTTCCACCAGCTCGCCGTAGTAATCCATGAGCTTTTCCGTTTTCTGAGCCACAATACCAGAGGTCACATCCGCAATTTTCTGCTTCAACTCGGCATCTGCTTGCTGGAACGGTACCGTCACACACTCCCGGTAGACCTGCTCAAAGGCATTGTAAGGCTCAAGGATTTTGTCCTTGACAGCAATGCGCTGGGCCTCGTACTCCTTGAATTCCTTGGTTAACTGCGCGCGGGCATCCTTGACGCTTTTATAGGTCTGTTCGGTGCAGACCAGTGAAAGAGCTTCGGCAGTGCGCTGCTCAATATCGGCCTTAACGCTGTGAAGCCGCTCGACAATGATGGGCAACTGCTGAAGTTCAATGACCTGCAATGCGGTATCCTGTGCCATGTTGCATTCTCCTTTCATTTTTTGAACATGATGTACTTGCCAGTGGTGCGGTTGACCAGCTCCATGAAGTCCGGGCCATCCCGGACACAGAGGTACAGGCGGAAGTCCCAGCCCTGTGCGGAAAGGGCCTCTTTCTGCTTGCGGGTCAGCTTTTTGCCTCTTACTTTCAAAAAATCACCCCCTCCTCGGCCTTGTTGACAGCGATGTTCAGAGTGATGGTCTCCCGGCAGCGGAGGCCGAAGTTGCCGCCCGGGCCGAACATCTTGGTTTTCTCGAACTCCTTTGCGCTGTACACGCTGGCACAGTTGAGAACATTGGGAATGCGGTCAGGGTGGACTGCCCGGAACGCCTGACACGCCATGTGGTAGTTGGGTGCCCAAACCTCCGTCCACCCTCCGCAGTACGGCTGAACATCATCTGAGCCGTATGTGAAGTAGAATTTTTCCAGGTCCATCACTCAGCCTCGCTTTCGTTCTTGATGCAGATACCGAGCGCAGAGAACAAGAGCATCAGGCCAACTTCATCTCCGTCATCCAGGCTCATAAAGTCGAGCTCCCCGGCCACAAAGCCCTCACGGAGAATCACAGCGGTGCCCACAATGGGCTGACCATGTTCCGGCGTACCGTAGAGAATGCTGGCAATGTTGTTGATGGCGTAGCCTTTCAGCAGTCCCTCATCATCAATCACCATGCACAGTCCTTCCGGCAGATACTTTGGATGAACCACCTCAATGCAACCGCCGACCTCTTTCTGGAGGTTGTCCAGCAGCGGTTCGCCGAAGTCCTTGAACTGCATCTGATTCTCGGTGTCAAATACCAATCCTTTCATAAAAATCACTCCTTTTCCGGGAAGCACTCGTTGACTTCCCATGCATCTGCGGCCTCTAAGCAGCGGTCGCAGCCAACGATTGTGCCATCATCGGTGCGGTAGATGGTATCGCACCTCTGGTGGCAGAGGGGGCACACAGGAGGCTCAGGGTAGCCAGCTTCTTCGTCAGTCGGATACAGCATCCAGCACCTCCCGGAGCTTGCGCCCCATCCAGCGGCCTACATCATCGAACATCCCCATGCTGTCCAGCCAGACAAACAGGGCTGCGATAACAGAGGTCACAGCAAACTGCGCCGCCGGGGCACGAGCTGCTGCCTGTTCGGCGGTGATGCCGTACACGATCATCAGAATCCGGGTCATTCCTTACACTCCCTTTCTTTGCGAGCCTTGCGGGCAGCCGTTTGGGCTTCCAGCTTCTCGCGGTTCCCGGGCTGGGCGATGAATTTTTTGAATCCCGCCAGCGTCACGCGGCCAAAGCTCTCACCGACTTCCGGGGGAATATCGGCCACGTTGATATGAATTGTGGTGTCCATGTGATCCTCCTGTGTAACCGATTAAACATCGTCGGCAAAAAAAATCTGGTCAATGCTCACGTTCATGGCTGCGGCCAGAGCAACCAGCGTCTTGGTGGTGGTCACTCGCTCAGTACCGGCTTCCAGCGCAACGATAGTGCCCCGGCTAATGCCGCTCTTTTCGGCAAGTTCCTCCTGGCTCATTTTCAAAGACTTGCGAACCTCTTTAATTTTGAAGCCCATTCTTGTCACCTCCTATCTTTTCGGTTCACAACGGATTTTGTTTAATCGGTTGCACACACATAGTACAACATCCCATGGCCTTTGTCAAGTTCATTACACAAATTTTGTTTAAGAAATTACACAAAACTCATTGACAGCGTCTCGACTATAATTGTATAATGGATTGTACAAAACGGAGGGATTGAACATGACCTTGAAAGATTTGATCATTGAATACCGGAATGACCACGGACTGTCTCAACGGCAATTTGCTACTGCTTGCGGGTTGTCTAATGGCTATATTTCGATGCTGGAAAAGGAAATGAACCCCAACACTAAGCTCCCGGTCACGCCAACTCTCCCTAAATTGAAGCAGCTTGCATCCGGAATGGGAATGAGCCTGACTGATTTGCTGGTCAAGGTTGACGATATGCCAGTAGAACTCATTCTTGATGATGCAGACAGCAAAAAACTCGTCCCCGAAATTGAGGACGAGCTGGATGCAGAGATTATGAAAATTATTTCAGGTCTTACTCCGGAGAAGAAGCAGCAGGCATTGAGCTATATTCAGTACCTTGCGCAGTCCTGAGGAGCCGAAGCAACTTGATTTTTTCAGCAACAGTCAGTAAAGCCAGCGATTTTTGAATGGATGTGCATAATTCAGTATCATTCATGGGTTTGCAAGTCCTTTCTTGATAAAATAACCACCGGCAGCAACTGAATTATATCAAATACGCACCCGCTTTTCATGGAATCGTGGAATTATACCGAAAATCGGAAAAATTTGTGCGTTTCCGGCATAATATTGTGAATTACGTTGCGGAGGCCGTTTTATGAATTTGAAAGAAATCGCGCTTCGACTGAGAGAATATAAACGGGTGTATGTAGCTGGAACTCCGGTTATGTTGCGAAGCCGATTAGATTTTCTCGATATTTTCTCAGCATACGGTTTGACTGCGGATATGAGTGTGTCGAAGAAGATTGGTGTTTTGGTTGCGTGCAGCAATCCAATGCAGAAGAAAATCGATCAGGCCAAAGCTCTAAATATTCCGGTCATTTCAGAACAGCAGTGGTTTGAGCTTATGCCAGAGCTGGAAGCACTCGGAATGTGGAACGGAAAGCCAATTCCGTTTGCAGATGATAATGGAATTTACCATATTGATGTGGGCGGTGATGGTTGATGGCCCGAAAAAAGAATATTGCTGCTGGCCTCGATGCCGTCATCTATGCCCGGTACTCGTCGCATAACCAGCGAGAGGTCAGCATCGAGCAGCAGATCGCAGAGTGTACGAAGCACGCAGCTGCGCTTGGACTGCGCATTGTCGGTACATACGAGGACAGGGCAATCAGCGGCAAGACGGATAACCGGCCTCGTTTCCAGCAGATGATGCGGGATGCTGAAAAAGGGAAGTTTCAGGCCGTCGTGGCGTGGAAGTCCAACCGCATCGGGCGCAATATGCTGCAAGCCATGGTCAACGAGGCGAAGCTGGACGATTACGGCGTAAAGGTGTTTTACGCCGAGGAAGATTTTGACGATACAGCCGCCGGGCGTTTCGCATTGAGGAACATGATGAATGTGAATCAATTCTACAGCGAGAACATGGCGGAGGACATCACCCGGGGGCTGTATGATAACGCCAGCAAGTGCATGGCGAACGGTCGGCAGCCCTTGGGCTACAAGCGGGGTGAGGATGGCCGTGTGGTGCTGGATGAAGCGAATGCGGCCGTTGTCCGGGAAATATTCACCCGTGTGGCTGCTGGTGACCTGTTCGTGGACATTGCGCGAGATCTCAATGCCCAGGGCATCAAGACCAGCAAGGGAGCCAACTGGAACAAAGGCAGCTTCCAGAGTATTTGCCAGAACGAGCGGTACCGGGGCATCTACATATACGGGGATGTCCGGGTGGCCGATGGCATTCCACGCATAGTGAGCGATGATTTGTGGTACAGGGTACAGGAGGCCATGAGGATGAAAAAGAATCCAGTCGGAACCCGGCACCGTGTCGGGGCAGAAGATTATCTGCTGACCGGGAAGCTGCGCTGCGGGCATTGTGGCAGCTACATGACGGGCGTATCTGGCACCAGTAGAAACGGCGAGCTGCATTACTACTACACCTGCCAGAAGCGGCGCACCGAGCACGCCTGTGACAAGAAGAACATCCGCCGGGATGTCATTGAACCGGCTGTGGCTCAGGCCATCAAGATGTACTGCTTGACCGATGATGTCATTGCGTGGATAGCAGATCGGACGGTCGAATACTGGGAAAAGCACGACAATGACCTCCAGATCGAGGCGCTGGAGCAGCAGTTGGAGGAAAATAAAAAAGCCACCTCGAATATGCTGAAAGCCATCGAGATGGGGATTATCACAGAGGCCACCCGCACCCGGATGGTCGAGCTTGAGACTGAGCAATCCCGGCTGAGCGTCCAGCTGAATGCGGCCAAAGAGGATGTCGTGAAAATCGACCGGGATCAAATCATCTCCTATCTGGAACTGCTGCAGCAGGGTGACATCCACGACCGGGATTTCCAGATGGAACTGTTCAAGAACTTCCTTGTGGCTGTCTATGTCTATGATGATAACCGCATATTTCTATCCACGCCCTCC